GGTCTCTGAACCCAAATTCCGGGGACACAGGCGGCATACTACGAGATAATTGGCAGACCGTTAATCAAGAGAAGCTGGACCTGTTGAAAAGAATGTTTTGAATCGTTCACACAGACGGGAGCTGACGAATCATGGGAATCAAGGAAACAACCGATCTTTTTATCCTGCTACGGGAATGCGCTGAGGCAATCAAAGCAGCCAAGGAAGACGGCGCCATCGACTTCCGCGACCTTCTTTCGAGTGAAGTGCGCGATATGATCCCAGCTTCCATTGAAGCGGTGCGCGGCTCTGAGAAGATTGCGCTAGAGGTTGCCGACCTCGATGCAGCCGAGATTAAACAGATCATCGACCTTGCAATGGTGGCAGGCACGGCATTGGTTGCCGCGCTGCTGCACTGAAGGGCGCCATGGAAAAGATCTACGAATTTGTGAAGACAATAGTCCAGCCTGACATCCTCAATGTTGGCAGGTGGGAGCACGGCATGCCCCTCGGCATTACGATTCATCACAGCGCCGAACGCGGGCTGGTCAAAACCGTGAAGAGCATGGTACGCACGAAGCTTGGCTATCACATTTTGATAGCTAGAGATGGGACTGCACATCAAACAGCCTACATGGACCGCGTTGTGAACCACGCTGGCGAAGCCATGTGGAACAATTTCAGCCCGAATCGGAACCACCTTGCGGTCTCGTTGCTGTCCTGGGGTGAGCTTGCGTATGACAAAGATAAGGTATTGAAGTCATGGGTCGGCACGGTTATACCGGCTGTTGAGGGTGCTCATAGACCAGCTAACAATGGAACCATGGCCTGGTGGGATGCGGCTACAGCGCCTCAAGAAATTGAGCTAATGCGTTTTATCCATTGGGCAATCAAGACTTTTAACATTAATCCCAAAAATATCTGTGGTCACGACGAGTGCGCGCTACCCAAAGGCCGGAAGACCGATCCCGGTGGCGTGCTGCCTTACACGATGAAGGACTTACGCCTTCGGCTCGCCGCTGAGCGAGGATCTTAATGTGAATTTTCTAGCGCAGATACTCGGTTGCCTGACGCTAGATGCCATCAAATGGACATTGCACCTATTCAGTGTTCGATCAGTACAAAGACGTGACCATTGTGCAGAGCTGAGTAAACACCTTCCAGGGTGCGATTGCGGCATTCGGGGCAAGTAAGAAACTCGGCGTCCTGCGCTATGTTGCCTTCAATCGTGAAGTCATTGCAGGTAGAGCAGAAGCCGCCGTCTTCTTCAACGTAGTAGTCAAATTCGTAAGGGGTCAACTTCATCAGGTTTGGCAATCCTCACGGTGACGACCTCACTGCCCTTCTTGCGGTACTTCTCCAATTCTACACTAGCCAGCTCCGGGATCGCTTTGTAATCAATCGGTCCCTGCCTCCAACTTTTTGTTATATTTACCGCACCAATACTAAATTTCGGGTGCTCATTTCCCTTAGTTAAGGCGATCAGCTCTGCCTTCAAAGCATCAGAGTGAGACTGAGCCTCAGCAGCCTTCAAGACTGCTTCCTGGTATTGGGTCGCTAGATCGGTAGCGTATTTGGTTCGGATCACAAATTGGTCCTTTGGCGTCAGTTCAGGGGGGACCTTAGCTATAACGGACTGCCAGAAGGCCTGCTCAGCAAGAAACAGTCTTTCGATGTATGCGGGGTCCAGCGATACCTCTATCAAGCATCCATCGGATCCGTCGTAGCTATAGTAATGAACACACGTTGCACCAGTAACCATCAGCTGATGCTGCAACTGTGGGTAGTATTTCTCCGGTATCTCACCGCACAGAGCCTTGTTGTGATCAGCTGCTCCCGGACACTTGATCTCGAGGACTATGCGATCCTTCGCATTGTAGCCGTCTAACGAAGCCCTGAGCCAATCGTGTTCCGCATGGATACAAAGTATAGGCGGCATCTCTCGGCCGGTTTCTAGCTCGTATAGCGCTCGTGCAGCTGGTTCTAGTTCGTTGCCTCGCTTCGTTGCCCAGTTCCCTACGTTAGGCCGGGTGTCGATACACAGCTTATCCTTCCATAACAGATATGGAGTGCTCCATGGACTCACTCCCATGATCACAGCTGCATCACTTGCGCCGATGCCTAACTTCCGCCATTCAAGCCATTGTTCACGGTTCATTCTTTGCTCCTTATAAATTCGTTGCATCTCTCTACGGATGGTTTTATAACATTCAAACCAATCACTGACAAAGGACATCGACACAATGGCGCAAAGAGAAACACCGAAAGAGCTGAGCGCGGTAAAACGCTGGCTCAAGAAAGAAGGCAATAGCCCAGCTATCCTTGCTGCAGCACTAGGGCTCAAGACTAGTTCAGCAATCCAGCAATGGTTCAAGGCTAAGAACATCCCAGAACGGCATATCGCCAAGGTCAGAGAGCTCACGGCATGAGCATGTTAGCTAGAGTGACTAGGGGCAAAGTGAAGAAGCCGTATCTACTTTTGGTCTATGGTGCTGACGGCGTGGGCAAGACAACCTTAGGATCAGGAGCTCCGAATCCCATCTTTCTTGGTCCCGAGCAGGGGACAAACACTTTAGATGTGGAACGGTTTCCGACGCCTAAAACCTGGGATGATGTAAAGCTGGCGCTGAAGGAGCTGTTAACAGCGCAGCATAACCATAAAACCTTGGTTATTGATTCGCTGGACTGGCTAGAACCATTGCTGCACCAAGACATATGCAATCGGTATAGAGTGAACTCGATTGAAAAAGCAGCAGGCGGATACGGCAAGGGATACGTTGAAGCTTTGAACGGGTTTCTAGGGTTCAAGGACCAACTCAATGAGCTGCGTGAGAAACGCGGTATGAATATCATTTTGATCGCACATGCTCGCATAGTGAACTTCAATGATCCTGAGACTAATGTCAGCTATGAGCGATTCGAGATTAAGCTACAAAAGAATTCTAGCTCTATGTTTCGCGAGTATGTCGACGCGGTTCTGTTCTGCTCGTTCTTGACTACGACAAGGAAAGATAGCGATGCTCCGAATGCCAAGACAAGAGCCTATGGGCACGGGCAGAGGGTAATTTACACGGAACGTAGACCAGCTTTTGAGGCTAAGAATCGTTACGGTTTGCCTTTCATGATTTTGCTATCAAGCATCGCGGAAGATAGCTGGGACATCTTTACAAAAGCTGCAGAAAAGGGGGAACCAGAGTCAGCTAAAGACATCATTGGTCGGATCAATACAATGCTAGAGTCATTCGACGAAGATAGAAGAGAAAAGATTACTCAAAGCATTCAGTTATGCGAGAGTAACGTAAAGCAGTTAATGGGCTTAGAATTTAGAGTCATCACAGCATTTAAGGAGCTACCAAATGGAAATCAATAACGGCACCTACCCAGCTAAACTAAAAGACTATGGCTTTAGGACCACGAAACAGGGCGATCCTATGCTGGTCCTCGTGTTTAATGTAGAGGTTGCGCCAGGTGAGTTCCATGTCCTGGACTGGACCGGGACTTTCAATATTGAAAAGGCTAAAGAGTTTACGCTGAAGGCATTGACAACCTGTGGCTTTGATTTCAACCATCCGCAAGCTATGACCAGGTGGGCTGATCTAGCTATGGGGACTATGTCTCAAGTCCTAGACATCGAAAAGACTCTGTCTATTGTCGTTGAAAATAAGCCTTTCGAAGATAGGATGATACCGACGATCAAATGGATCAACTCTGGCAATAGCGGAAGATTCAACAATCTACTTAAGCCTGAGCAAGTTCAAGTTATGTTCACAGGTATTGACGTCTTGGGTGCAGGCCGGGCGCTACAGGCGAAACGGCCAGTGGAGCATCAAGCTCCAATGCCAGCTGCGGCAGCACCAGCTCCTCGCTGGGTAACTCCAGATACGGAGATGCCGTTCTGATGAACTACGAAGTTATCAAAATTTTGGCGAGCATGTCTAAGCACATTCCGCGTGAACAGTTCATAGAGCTTGTTGCTGATTTGATAGACCACAGCCATAAATTTCCAAAGACTCAAAATTGGGTCGAGTACCAGCAAATGTGGAAAGACATTGATGCTTTCAACAAAGATTTTGATGGAGAGACGATCTAATGGATGAAATCCTAATCAGGATTATCAAGGCGACTGCAATCCATCTTCCCGCTAGGGTTATGGCTGAATTGCTTTGCGACCTAGAAGAGTTCCGCGAGCTAGTCATGTCGCAGGCAAAACAGACCGATGAAGCAAAGGATTCAGAGCATGTCACTTTCACAGATAAAAATTGAGATAAGAGTTAAAGACGAGGTTGAGGCTTGGCTGTCAGCTTATTTACGCGAGATGCAATACGCAGTAACTGAGGGTGGCGGTTACTTTAATGCACAGCTCATGTTTTTCTGTGGCGATGGAGATCACGGTTTTCCAGCTCTCGGGCCTTTGAAATAGCAGCATGACGCGGCCAACTAAGCAGGAAGAACGCGCCTTTAGGCGGCGGATGAACAGTTTTAAAGCTGAACGATTCGCACTATTGGACGAGAACACCTACGACCTAAGTGTGCTTATCCTCCACAGAGTTGGGCTGATTGCCTTCCTTAGATTCAAGTGGAGAAAGCATCTCTTTGTCCGAACTCTCAAATCTGTGGCTAAGCGGTACATGCTAGGGAACACGGACGCGATGAACCAGGAGCTCGTGAAGGAGGTAGAACTTGCTCAGCATGTCTTTGAAAAGGAACTTGAGAGTATAATAGGACCAGAACCTTTATGACCTAAACATTGTTTTTAGGGGATCTCATCGTGAGCGACTTGCCTTGGCCTGCTACGTTCTCAGCCCTTGAAGTCCCAGCTATACCGATAGCTGGCGTCATTATCGCAATAGTCACGGTTGTGCTCGCTGCTGCCCTGGTCTTTTGGCTTAACGAATGATCCGCTGGTATCAGCAGAAGGCTCTCGATGAGATCCGCCAACACTTTGCTAGACCAGAGCTATCCTGGACGGAGACAAGATGAAGGTTAAAGATCTATCTGGTCACGTCTTCGGCAGGCTGACAGTCTTATCACAAGATGGGTTCAGAGGAAACAGCTCCGCTTGGTTATGCAGATGCGATTGCGGAACATTGAAGACCGTTTCATCGAAGCATTTTTGAGGAAGCACTGACTACCAGGAGCCAGCAAAGTGACACTTAGATGGTATCAGCAGAAAGCCATTGATGAGATCCGTGCTCACTTTGCTGCAGGCACTAAGAAGTGCTTACTTCATGCTGCGACTGGCTCTGGCAAAACAGTAGTCTTCAGTGAAGTTCTGAAATCCGCACATGGCAAGGGAAAGTCTGCGATAATGGTTGTCCGTGGCAAAGACCTTGTAGATCAAGCTTCAAAGCGTCTGATGCGGGAGAATGTCCCACATGGCTGCATCCAGGGTAGTCATTGGAACAATCAACCTAATGCCAGAATTCAGATCTGTAGTATTGATACCTTATACCGACGAGGTATGCTACCAGCCGCTGACTTGGTCGTCATTGACGAAGCCCACTACGCAACTAGTGCTTCATTTAAATGGCTCGTCAAGAGCTATCCCGATGCATTCTTCTTACCCGTTTCCGCAACACCGCACGTCAAAGGCGGACTCCGACATATAGCCGATGCTGTCGTGTACCCGATAACGATGGGGCAGCTCATGCTTGAAGGCTTCCTAGCTGTGCCTATTTGCTATGCACCAACCCATATCAATTTGGACGGTGTCGGACTTGATAGCAGAACTGGCGATTACAACCCGGTTGAGCTGAGTGCTGCCGTCGAAAAGTCTCCGGTCTATGGAGATGTGCCAAAGCACTACAAGCAGATCTGCGACGGCCAGCCTGCCGTTCTGTTCGCTGTGAACGTCAAGCACAGCAAGACATTTGTCGAACGGTTCGAGGCTGCTGGAATCCCAGCGGTTCACGTAGATGCTGAGACACCAAAGGCCGAGCGGGACCAAGCGATAGCAGACCTAGAATCAGGTAAAATTAAGGTTATTTGTAACGTTGGCATTCTGACAACTGGCGTCGATATTCCCTTTCTGAAGGTAGTCATACTGGCGAGACCGACAAAGTCATATAATTTGTATGTCCAGTGTGTCGGCAGGGGGACCAGGATTGTTCCTGGTAAGAAGTCCTTTATCGTTCTGGACCATGCGAATAACATCGAAACTCATGGCTTTGTAGAGGCTGAGCGGCAGTGTCACCTGGACGGTAAGAAGGGCAAGACGGCTGTCGAAAGCTATACAAAACCTAGCATGTGCCATCACTGCTACATGCTGTTCGGTTATGACAAAAACCGCACCAAATGCCCATCATGCGGCGAGGATATGCGCGGCATGGTGACGAACCTGACTCCCAGAAACCGCGATGCTTTAGAGCAAGACGGCGCTTTGACGGTATTACAATACGATATTAAAGTTTTAGAATCCCTTACTAAAGAGCTTCCGGGCTTGATTAGGATAGCCATTCTAAAAAACTTTAAAGCGGGCTGGGTATACCACAATGTCAAAACGAAATACGGAAGTCGCTACGCAAACTCGGTCTGGCACCATATCAAAACGGCAATTGATAGAGGCAACGAAGCGGCACAACAAACTGCAGGATGAGATCCTTGTAGCCATCTCCCAGAGCGGTTTAGCTATGGTTTGGGCACATCCTACCGGCACGGCGGAACGTAATGGACAGTGGATTAGGTACGGACTTATAGGCTCAGCAGACATAATCGGCGTCGCCAGAGGCGGCACGTTCATTAGTATTGAAGTGAAAACTGGAAAAGGCGTGCAATCAGAGCAGCAGATAAAATATGAATTAGCGGTTAACCGGATGGGTGGTCGATATTTTGTTGCGCGCAGTGTCTTTGATGCGCTACGTTTCTGCTTCATGGTAGCAGCGCCGGCCAGCGTGGAGAGTCTTGTCGTCTCTCCAGCTACCATCCTTTTGCCACAATTTGCCTCTGACAACACCTCTGACTAAGGCCTATCAATGCAGGAATTTTTGGCGCAGCTGTCCGCAAAAGGCTTTCACCTTAGCGATGTTCAATTAGACGGCAAGATACATAGGTTCGACCGCAACGGCAAAGGCAACGGTTGGTACATAGGGTTTCAAAATCAAAGCTCCAAGCTCGGCCAGGTCTATCAAGTAGGCCTAATAGGCGACTGGAAGACTAATGATTATCATAAAGTCAGTAGTGGCAAGCTGTCTCGTGAGGACAGCGCTGCCGCGAAACTGCGAACGGCTCAATGTGAGAAGGCTTATCAAGAGGAGAGACGCCTTAAGAATGAGGCTGCAGCTGTGTTGGCAGCTGAGAGATGGGAGAGATTTCTAGACTCATCGAACAACGAGTATTTGAGGCGGAAGGGAATAGACAAAACATACGGTACTAAATGCATCTTTGGCGAAGAAGGCACTACGCTGGTAGTGCCTATGCGCGACATCCACGATAACCGGATGCTTGGATACCAAAGAATCGATCCGAGTGGCAACAAAAGATTTTGCCCGGGTCAACGTGTGGATGGTAGCCATCACCTTATCGGCGATCCTGATACGTCTAGCGTCTACCTCTGCGAAGGTTTTGCTACTGGCGCAACTGTCCACATGGCGACAGGCCTCACGGTTTATATAGCCTTTAGCGCGGGTAACTTGCTGTCAGTAGCAAAGGCTCTGATCAAAGAGCGACCGGGGCTAACCATAACCGTGGCTGGGGACGATGATCGTCACGGAGTAGAAGGCAAGAACGCAGGCAGAGAGGCAGCTACTAAGGCTGCAATGGTCTGTGGCGGCACGTTCGTAATGCCTGCGTTCAAAGATCCGGCGAGCAAGGGAACGGACTTCAACGACGTTCATCTAGAAGAAGGTCTCGAAGCTGTCGCGAAGCAGCTGTGTGATCCCGTCGTTGAGCAAGCTAATGGCTTCACGCCGATTGGTTACGATGCGTCAGGCCACTATTTCTTTGTGGCCAAGATAAAGGACATCATCAAGATCAGCAATTGGGCGAGTCACCAGTTTTACCAGTTAGCTCCCAAAGCCTATTGGGATGAGATGTATCCCGGGCTTAAGGGGATATCATGGGAAGATGCAAAGACGGCTCTTGTTGATGCAAGCCAGACCATAGGGCGATTCGATTCTACCCGTGTGCGTGGTCCAGGTGTATGGATGGACCGCAAGCGGGTAGTCGTCAATACCGGCAATACGCTGTTGGTAGATGGCAAAAAGTCTCCTATGAGCTCGTTAAAGTCTCAGTACATCTACATCAGTACTCAAGCCATCATTCAAGAGATAGCGCCGAATCCATTGACTGCGGAAGAATGCTTGCCACTAGTCCAGGTGTGTCAGACGCTGCGATGGCTCGATCCCAAAAGCGGCTATCTTATTGCGGGCTGGCTGGCAGTCGCGAGGATTGCTGGCGCGTTACCCGTTAGACCACACGTTTGGGTGACAGGCGGGTCTGGTACCGGCAAGTCTACTATCATGGAACGTCTTGTTAGAAATGCGCTAGGGTCGCAGAACGGCAAGCTCTACGTGCAAGGTGGCTCTACAGAGGCAGGAGTACGACAGAAGTCCAGAGGCTCGGCGATACCGCTCATCTGGGACGAGTTCGAAACGAACAGCGAATCTAACAAAGCTCGTGTGCAGATCGTCGTGGAGATGCTGCGACAAGCCTGGAGCGAGAGCCATGCTCTTACTCTTAAGGGAAGCCCAGGTGGAAGCGCAGAAGTCTACAACCTTTGCTTTGCAGCTATCGTAGCAAGCATCCGGGTTAACCTCGACAATGACGCAGACCGTAGCCGGTTCTCCGTTATCGAGCTTCAGCCGCATGGGAACGACGAGCAGCAGTGGCGGCAAGTAACAAGTCTGCTGGCTAAGATCACCGAGGAATTCGGCGAACGTCTGTACGCTCGGATGATCAATAGGGTACGTCAAGTACGAGCTAGCGCGGAAACTCTCGGACTTGTGTTGGCAAGACATGTAAACAAAAGGTACGGCGATCAGACGGGCATGCTGCTGGCTGGATACTGGTCTCTGATCAGCGATTTTGAGATGACTGAGGACGATGCCACCGAGCTCGTGGAACGGTTCGATCTTACCGTGGCGCACGAGGACCTAGTCACAGACGAGCGAGAATGCCTGGACCATCTTCTTACCCAGGTTATGACGCTACAAGGGCCGCATGGGCCTCTAAAACGTTCGATTGGCGAGATAGTTAGGGAACGGAATGCCTGGGAGTTGGATCATTTGCCGACATATGGTCTAATGCTTGATAACGGCAAGCTCTTCGTGCCTACCCGCAATGCTGAGTTGGGCAGGATCTACAAAGATACCCGCTGGACTGACTGGAACAGATCATTGATTCGTCTCCCAAATGCTAAACGGCATCATCACCAGGGTAAGCGCATCCGCACGCGCGGCATTCTCATTGATGCGGAGTGCCTGAGCTAAGCTAGTTCCAAAGCCCCACACTTGCATGCCTGCCTGTACACACACAGACGCGGGTGTGTAGGTGTGTTTGTGCTGTGTGAGCGAAACCCTTGCGGCACTAGGGACTACACAGAAACACGGCACACACACCAGCTTGAGAGATATATAAGGAGAGATACAATTTTATATATTAAAAGATATTAAGACACTATAATATACAAAAATAGACATCTCTCTATATATATATTTATTTAAATAAAGGTGTGTGTGTGTGTGTAGAGGGGGTCTTCCCTACTCTCCCAACGATTTCAAAAACACACCGATAAACACAGCTAACACAGATGATACTTAAGTCATTGTTAATAATCAAAATAGTGCTGTGTAGATTTCAACACACCGCTTTGTGTTTAAATGTGTTTTTCATATGTCTCTACTAAGAGTAGGCTGAGCAACGTTATAAAAACAATACAACTTAGAACCACTAGGCAGTTAATTCATTCGGCGCAACTTTGTCTATGTGCAGCAAGGATCACGCAGGTTGCGCCGGAACTTTGCGCCGGAACTTTTGGATTCCGTATATACGCAAGAGCTCCTTTGCAATTGCTTATTGGCTAGTCGGGTAGGTATATTGCTTGCTTACACTAAGCCAACGAGGTTTTAGCAATGGCGGATGAGCTAGTAGTCGAGAAAAAGGCGCGCAAGAACAGTGAATTCTGGGCTGTCGTTACGAACCCAGAGGGCGACAGCCACAAGCCCGTGATCATCAAAGAGAGCAGCAAGAAGCGTCTTGAAGCAGCTCTTCAAGGGCATGCCGCTGGCGACGTTATCTGGGCCTTCCGCGGCAAAGTGCGAACATTAACAGCACAAGCCAAGGTCTGCTTCTAGCTCCAAATCAAGTCATCTGATGGCTGAATGATGACAACCAAGGGCGTGGGTGCGATCATGAAGCATGACGCATCAGGATCGATCCTGGCCACCTTGGATCATCAGCCATCACATGAGCTCAACTTTGAAGATAGAACTCGGCAGAATAGTTCATTATTGCTCTGCATCTACCGGGGTCATTCATTGCGCAATTGTCGTTTCGGTTAAGCCCTGTGTCTCATTACAGATCTTTGGCACGCACGCACAGCAAGCAAACTGGGTTCAAGAAAACGTCCCTCATTCGCTCATTTACGCATACGGTTGTTGGAGCTGGCCACCAGATGCCTGAACTGAGAACGTGTCCTAAATGTAACACCGTGTTGATCAATGGGCTTATCGACGGCAAACCGACACTGGTTTGTACGTGTTGCATCTTCTACGATCCCGAGCCAGACAAGTCTGGCGATCAACGGAGGTTACCGGTTGACTAGCTTCAAAGAATATCGTCAGCGCATATTCGCCGAGCTCGATGAGCTCCTCGAAGCAAAGGGCAATGACTACACAGCGGGCGGTTCATGCTTCTCAAACTTTGAAGCTTGCGAGCAAATTGGTATCGATCGGCTCAATGGGCTCATCATCCGGCTGCTCGACAAAGTCGCAAGGGTGAAGTCGTTTGCAAAGAGCGGGCAGTGTCAGGTTAAGAATGAGAGCGTAGACGATGCCTTCATGGACATCATCGGCTACTCACTTATCGCTCTCGCAATGCGGCACGAGGATCTCACGGGTGAAATATTTAAGAGCTGACTTCCGCTTCATGCTCCCGCATGACTTTGATGGCACCACTATCAATGCGATGCAAGACGCGATTGCGCATCTGAAAGAGCCTGAGATTCCACCGCTACGGCTTAGAGCTGCAAGACCGACACCGCACGCAGAGTCACAGGGGATCAACGGGCATCCGGTCTTCTACAACAACAGCCTTCTCGGCCATCGGTTCACCGGCTTCCTTGGGGCCTACGACTTAGATCCAGCGTGCGGTTCTAGCTGGGTCGAGCTGCCTTCGGGCATCCTTGCACACGGGTCAACGGACCGTGGTTGGATCAAGTAAGCTCGACATCGATGGGCGCTGAGATAGCCACTAGGTCTAAGATGAACTTCTCGAAAGCTTGCAGTAGATCCCGGAGCAAGGTCAGCCAAGTCTCTAGGTAATATGACAATTGCTGGCAGGCTGTCGTTGCTAACTCGATTGCCAGCCAAGCTACATTCTGGATGATCTGTTTGACCATCGATTCCAGAAATTCGATTAGCTCAGACGGCTCCATTAGAATTCGCTCTTTCGATAAATTTTGACGTTTCTGCTTTTAACGACCGCACGCTTGGCGCAATGCTGACACTTCTTGATCTCGAGCTCATGCCCAGGTGGGCCGTGTCTTGCATCACATCTGGGGCAGATGGAATCATAGTCAGCAAACGGCGTCCCGCAGCGGTCTTTGTCTCGAATGCCAATGCCTGCGAAGAAGTTAGTATCCCTCATGATCAGACCTCTTTCTCATCGCAGCCGCTAGAAGTACCCTGTCCCAATCGATACTCTCCAACACGGTTTTTGCCTGCCTCTGCACGGCGTATGGCAGCTTAAGGATGAGTGAACATACCAATCGGTTAAACTGTTGCTCGACCACCTTCGGTTGGTTCAGCACGCTATGAGTCGTCAAGATCTCGCTGATGACTAGGTCACACATAACACTGGTTAAAAGGTTCATGGTTAAGAAATCCTATAAAAAAACAGATCTGCGTGAAATTCTTCTTGATGGTTGTAGGATGCTAGGACTTGGCCGCGTCCTAGAGATTGCATCATTCTTTTCATGAAACCAGCCATTCCGCCGGAGGCATAACGCTGGATGACTGCTTCAAGTATTTCGGTTGCGTCTTCATACAACTTTAATATGTGGGCGAAGATGTATTCCGGCATGTCGGTTTCTTGCGCAAAATACAAAGGTCGCATCAGATGGAGGGTCTCTATTAAACGGCTATGCACCATCTCGTCCGCTTCCTCATCGGTTAAAACTAGGTATTCACGCCCTTGGTATTCGAACGTAAAATAGTGTGGCCGTTCAACCACCTTGCCAACGTCTACTAGTCGACCAGTCTTTATAAAGTAAAAGTCAATGAAACCGTTTAGCTTCATGAAGCCATCCGCCTAGTTTTGCAAGGGTTCTAGAGAATAAAATGCCAAACATAACAAGATACTCGGAGGTAGTAGTCCGAAATTTCTGTGCCTCAATAAAGCCAAGTCGGCATTTAATCAAAGCAACACGGTCAATTTTCAGCATAGTTCGCTCCTTAATGTATATATGACCTTATATAGCAAGTTGGTATAGACAGCAATATATATGGTGGTATATAGAGATGACTCATCTTTTAAGTTCTAGAGGGTTCGATGGCAATCGAATTTGTAGATGACGACAAGGATCTAAGAGTGATCAAATGTGTCGTCTTAACTCAGACAATAGTCGATAAGGTTAAAGCCATTGTCGCACAGTATCCTGGTACAAACCAATCAGCCGTAATCTGCAAGATCCTCCTCGCCTACTTTGAATCCCGTGGAGAAGCCTGAACTTACGAATCAAATCCCAATCGGTTTCTGCGCTTATCGTTCATATCAAAAGTCAGTTAGGTGGCTAAATAGTTCGAACCTTGGGGTGATTTGATGCGTTTTGAGTCCTTCGATAGAGACAAGTTCAATGTGGTTACGATGATTAGCAACCCGGCTATGTTCTCTTCAAGGTACAGGTTGTTCAAAAACTTTGAAAAGTACATCCATCAGCACACTCCTAACCTATGGGTCTGTGAGCTCCAGCTCGGTGACAGGCCTTTTGCTATCACAGACGCAAACAATCCTAGGCACATTCAGCTGCGGCATTGGGACGAACTTTGGCATAAAGAGAACTGTCTCAACATAGCCATATCAAGGCTTCCAGACGATTGGGAAACGGTTGCGTGGATTGACGCAGACGTAGAATTCCTGCAGAAAGACTGGATCAGCGACACACTCCACCAGCTGCAGGTCTACAAGATCGTACAAATGTTTGATACGGCAATTGATCTTGGTCCGGAGAACCAAGTCCTACAGATGCATAAATCTTTTATGGGACAGTACATTAAGAAGGGCGCGATCCATCCCGAAACAGCATACGGCGTGTGGCATCCGGGCTATGCCTGGGCGGCAAGGCGTGAGGCAATTGACGACATCGGTGGCCTTTTTGACAAAGGCGTCCTCGGGGCTGGTGACAGACATATGGCGCTCTCATTTTGCGGAAAAGCAGAGCTGTCGTTTCATCCGAAAACAAGTTCCGCGTATCAGAAAAGCATCATGGACTATCAAGATCGCTGCTGGAGCTCGCTTCGTCGTGATGTTGGATATGTGCCAGGTAGCTTGATGCATATGTTCCATGGCAAGAAGAAAGACAGAAGGTATTGGGACCGCTGGCAGATCCTAATCAACAACGACTATCGTCCAGATGGTGATCTCAAACGCAATAGCTATGGCGTTTATCAGCTTCATGATGATATGACGCTACGCAGTATTCGTTTGCGCGATGAGATTAGGGCTTACTTTCGGAGTCGGAATGAAGATTCCGTAGACTTAGAATAAATAATGGATGGGGATGGAATGAAGGACGAACACAAGCTGCAGACAAGCTATAACTTGCAGAACGCATGGTATAGGGAATCGAAAGAGCCAATTGAGCCACAGCTGTTGCAAGCGACGCTGGCAATTTACGTGTCTCAAGGTTCAAAGCTCTATCATACGGATACAATGATCTGGGCTGTTCGGCAGGCTCGCGACTTGCTAACCACGATTCGGATGGACGAAGCTGATCGCGACGATACGCTATGGCCAGAGATCACGGCGGAGATGCCCGACGAACTCGATCCGAACTTCGAGCCGATGTCAGTCTAGTCTGGACCTCAAAGTGCCCTGATTAAGTTCCTAGCATGGCAGCAGCTTGAGGACGAAGGCATGAAATATCCGCCAGCAAATCAATACAAGCCATCTGAATAAAAAGCAGCCCCTCTTGTAAGGGCTGCCAGGAGTGGAACGCAATCGACATTGCGCCGTTCTATAATGCGTATATATACTACATAAGTCCCCAAATCAACTAAGGCTTTCCATAACAAGCCGATGCTAAGGGAGTTCTATGGAGTTGAGCGCGCTTGTAGAGTGGCTGATGAAGTTCCCTGAAGACGCAAAAGTCAGTACGTTATCCCGTTCGGTTTATGTCGCGGACGGTTGCAAGATCATCGGCATCTTGAACCTTGAGACCGGCAGGCAGGTCCATGACGAATCGATCTGACCTTGAGATGCGAGAACTCGCTGCTCGGTTTCTCGTTGCGTACATGCAGAATTCAAAGGAGGAGCCGCTAATGAAGCTCGTTAATAACTTCATAACGGCTGCTGAAGCTCTGCAAGCCTTCCTGAACTATCCCCAGCAGCAGTCTAAGATCACGGTTCAATCGTCAAAGTTTGGGGTGCAGGATGCCAACTTTTGAGCTCATCGGTGGCGTGCAGATTGCGATTACAGAGCGTCCCATCAGCCTTTACAACATCGGCGAGTTCCTTGATCCGATCAAAGGCAGGATGCTCCGCTCTTACGAGGTCATGCGTATGCGGATAGCAGGCTATGAGTTCGGAGATTGGGAGATAAACGGCATCTTTTGGACTGCTACAAAGGTGTCCTGCTCGCTCAATTGCTCCTGGGTGATCCATCCAGACGGTAAAGCTGAGCCAGTTGTAGGCGGTTGGGACAAAACATTTATGGCTTGGGGTGTCGCTGTCCCTAGCTGAAGAATCTGTCAATGCGTATGATTGTTTAGTGCTCCCAAATGTTATTGCAGGGGTAGAAAAGATGACAAGTCCGAAGAAGACTACATATAACTACCCATACAGGCTCCTGATATTGCAGAAGGAGCCCGCACCTTACATGAGTCAAACTTATGTATATTAATAATATTAACGCGATGGATATACGATATTATGGCTAAGGGAATCAAAACAGGTGGCAGAGATATCAAGCCAGGACAGGTCTTGAATCCCCTCGGTAGACCAAAAGCGCCACCAGAAATTCAGAAGCTGAGACAGCTATCGCCGAGAGTGCTGAAGGATATGATCGATAAGCTGGCAGACCTTCCGCTATCTCAGATCATGGAGCTAAAAGAGTCAGGACATCTAACGCTGTTAGAAGAGTCTGTCATCTCCATATGGCTCAAGGCTTACACAGAAGGCGATCACAGCAAGCTGAACTTCATCTTAGATCGCAGCCGCATCGGCAAGGTCAAGGACAAGATTGATGTGACAGTAGCTACTCAGACTGTCTACGTTACGTCTATGACGGAAGACGGCAGGCTGTTACAGGATCTACTTAAGCCGGAAGTGATTGAAGCTGAAGCATGTGAAGCTGAGATAGATCCAATTGAAGATCTGCAATGCCTGCTCAGCGTGGACGACCAATGAGCGATATAGCACAGGTCAAGATCCATCCGCCTAAGCCACACAGTCGTAAGCAAGAGCTCATCATGCGAGCCTTTCTCTATGGCGATGTGGCAGAAACTTTTGTGGCATGCGGCACAAAATTTGGGAAAGCCGAATATTATCAGACACTTACCCCAACTCCCGATAGAGGTTATATCCCACTCTGCGAGATTAAGAAAGGTGACTTTGTCTTTGATGAGCATGGCAAGCCTACCCGCGTCGTATACGCCACCGATCTCATGTATGACCACGATTGCTACAAGCTGACCTTTTCAGACGGTACTGAAGTCATTGCAGATGCTGAACATGATTGGGTGACTACTACGCATACAGAGCGGAAGAATATGGCTAGAGCTCTCTCGCCTAACGACCGCTGCAAGACGACAGAAGCGAAACCAAGGAAACGCACGACTTTAGAAATTTTTGAAACTCAGACCATTGCAATGGGTGGAACATCCAGGCCTAACCACGCTGTTACAAATGTGTCAGCTCCGCTTGAATTTACTAAGAGAGAGCTGCCTATCCCGCCATATACTCTAGGCGTCTGGCTCGGGGATGGCGATACTGGTGGCGGTTCCTATACTAAACCAGACCATGAACTAGCTGACTATATTAGGGATGAAGGTTTTACTGTCGATAAAGTCGGGGACCTTTGGAAATGGAGAGTTAAAGGTTTAACTACGCTACTCAATCAACATAGATTGTGTGGCAATAAACATGTGCCTCAAGAATATTTAGTCTCAAGCGTCAAAGACCGTATAGCCTTGCTACAAGCCTTGATGGACACTGAAGGCACGGTTGATAAGCGTGGGAACTGCTGCTTTGACAATACTAACAAAAGCCTTGCTGATGCTGTCGCTCTATTGGCAATGAGCTTAGGTATCAAGGTCAACAGGGCTGGACGGATCGGGCGCTTAAACGGCGTAGATAAGCAGTGGTGCTACCGGGTCTGGTTCAGTACAGACTTTCCAGTGTTCCGCTTGAAGCGCAAAGCAGACAGGCTGCGAAAGACTACAGGGCTTAAGTCTAAGCAGCGCACTATCTTAAACGTAGAAAAGATCTCATCGGTTCCTGTGATGTGCATACAGGTAGAGAACCCTAGCCATCTTTTCCTCACTACAGAAGCCTGCATACCTACCCACAACTCGATAGGGGCTGCTACCTGTCTTACTAACGCCGCTATGCTCAAGCGCTCTGCTAAGTGGAGATGGCTAGCTCCCATCTATCGGCAGGCTAAGATCGGTATGGACTACTTCGGTAAGATCGTACCGCCAGCTCCTCACTCTGAATTCCTGCAGACAAAGATGGTTGTCAAATTCCCCTATCTCCATTCAGAGATTGAGTTCATGCACACGCAGAACCCAATGGATCTAGAGGGCTCAGCCATTCACGGGCAGATAGGGGATGAGGCAGCTAAGATGCCTTACCAAGCCTACGTCTCAGCTAGGACTACACAGACCTTTACCCGTGGTCCTTCTATGTGGATTAGTACGCCACTAGGAAAGAACTGGTTCTACAAGCGGTACATGGAATGCAAGGCAGAGATGGAGTGGGCTCTGAAAGCTGGTAAGAATCCCAAGTACCTGGCTATCCATGCTCCCACGACAGCCAACCCTATGGTTCATCAGAGCGTCATAGATGCTGCTCGCAGAGATTTACCAGATAGACTGTTTCGCCAATTCTATTTAGCTGAGTTCTGCGAAGAGTCATCTGTATTCTTGGGAGTCCCTGATTGCGTTAGAGGGTTAGAGCTAGAGTTCGATGGCTCTACTAGCCAGCACTGGATACACCAGTCGGCTAAGAACGCAGACGTTGTGATAGGCGTAGACTGGGCTAAGCAGCGGGATTACGCAGTCTTCCTAGCCATCGACTACAACACGATGCCAAGGAAGGTTGTAGGCTTCCAACGGTTCCATGGCATCTCTTACGTGACAGCTGTGAAAGAGCTCTTTCAATTCAGCAAGAACTTCAAATCTATTGGCACCATCTGGCATGACAAGACTGGTGTAGGTGAAGCTCTAGATGACATGCTTGGCCATTTCCCTATGCCTTTTCAGGGCTTCACTTTCTCAAATCAGTCTAAAGCCTCTGTCATCAATGGCCTGGGGCTGACCTTCGAAAAGAAAGAGATAGAGCTACCTAATTGGCCTCTATTACTTTCAGAGTTAGCCTCATATGAGGTAACAGTCTCCGATACCGGGATGATGCGCTATAATGCTTCATCCGGTTCCCATGATGATATTGTGATCGCCTTAGCTTTAGCCAATGCTGCCGCGTCAGAGTATAACCAAGGTACATTTGAAGTAGGCTTCTTAGACGATCTGCCAAAGGATCGTAGGCTTATGGACCTAGACAGATACTACAGAGATTTAATCAGTGATTCTGACAATGACAGCCCATTTAATTAGGGGATTGCGATGAGTGATAAAGACATCGAAAACAAACTGCATGAGTATATCAACATCGCAACTGACAAGTCAGATGAGCAGGATCTGCAATTTAAAGGCTATAACTTCTCTCGAGATGCTGATCCCAGCCATGCTGTAAACGATCTATGGAAAGAAGAGGTTCAAGCCTGGGCTGACATGTCCACCATTGAATCACTCTTTTTTACTGAAGACTGGGTCTATATTGTCGTTGACCTAATCGCCAACAAGATCAGCAGTCAGCCTTTAAACGTCGTGCGCAAGACCTTAGAGGATGGCGTCGAGACCATTGCCTATGCTGATGGGCATCCTCTAAATGATCTAGTGCAGGCTCCGAATCCCATGCAGGACTATCACTCATGGATGTATAATACCGTCGTCAACTATGCACTGCTCGGCAATGCCATCCTTTGGTATTCAAAGTCTAATCAATGGCTAGTCTCTTTGCGTGCATCTATGGCTGACATTGCTTTTGATCGCGATGGCTCAATCAGAGCCTATAACTTCGCGACAGGCGATAGTGATATCCAGGACAAAGAGCAGAAGAAACAGGTCATTGAGTACCTTGTTGATTCGATCATACATATCCGTAGACCGAACCCGGGTTCCCTGATACACGGGCTCTCGCCATTCCTAGCTGGGCGAAAAAGCATTTTGTTTAATCGGTACAGCCAGGACTATTTGAATCAGTTTTATTTAAAACAAGCTACTCCAAGCATGATCATTGAGATGGATAAGCAGGTTAACGAAGACCAGGCGTTAAGAATGACGCGGTCTTTTGAGCTTGCTCATACCGGTAGAAGCAATGCTAGACGAGCTCTTTGGCTGCCTAAGGGCATGAAGGCTACGACAGTCTCGCATTCTATTGCAGATCAACGGCTGACAGATCTCATTAATAGCAACAGGGAAACCATCCTTAGCTTGCTCAAAGTGCCTAAGCATGAAGTCGGTTTGCAGACCGGAGGCTCTCTAGGCTCAGAGGAATACAAGACAGCTCTCAGGAACTTCTGGGAAGCTACTTTAATCCCCACCTGCCGCATGATTGAAGGCGGCTTAAATAAGTTCTTTGCTAAGCAGCTAGGCTCAAACTTCTCGTTTAAGTTTGATCTAGAGAATGTTGAGTCTCTTAAGGATGACCAGCTATCTAAGGCTCTCCTAGCAAAGGAGATGCTCAATGGCGGCATGTCAGTTAATGAAGTCAGGTCGAAGGTCTGGGATCTGAAGCCCAGCAGCCTTCCTGCCGACGATGCTCCCTTCATCTCGGTTCCAAAGTTCCCATCTGTAGCTCCTGCCATTGTCACTAATCCTCTGTTAGCTCTTCCGGCAGCCGAGCCGACAGCAGCACCAGCAGCACCAGCAGCTGAGACTGACATCACGCAAGAGGTAGCAGACCAAGCCTCCACGACTCCTCAGCAATCTCTCAACGGCGCACAGGTCACTAGCCTAGTCGACGTCGTTAACCAAGTAGCCCAAGGCTCGATCCCGCGCGAAACTGGGGTGCAGATCTTACGGGTAGCCTTCTCGCTTAGTGTAGAAGATGCTGAGGCGATCATGGGTGCGGTTGGAGCTGGCTTTAGTCCGACTCCTGAACCCGGTTCTGTTGCTCCAGCTGTAGAGCAACCTCCGCAAGTTGAGCCTGTCCAATCTATAGAGCAACCTACGATTGACAAGGCAGCTACCCTGCTAGCTTTCGTGCATGAGCGTAGTGCTGGCTGGGTAGATCGATACGTCAAAAGCATGGAAGAAACCGTAAAGGACAATGAAGGCAAGGCGGTCTATGAGCTTGCTCTAGATACTCTAATAAGCATGGCTGAGTTGGCTGAACCCATAATCAAGAGATCTTTGATAGAGACTAAGGCAGCAGAGCCTAAGTCTAAGACACAGCTGCGAAGAGAGCTTAGCCAAGCCTTCGCTAAGCTAGAGACGCAATGGAAAGAAGCCTACACCGATATTCTTCTTAGCACGGTTGAGCTCGGCTATGACTCGCAGATAGAGTTTGTGATCAACGACAGAGACAAAGAAAAGATTGCTGTGCTTAGAAAGAAAGATGCAGAGGGTCGCCGCGAGATCCTAGTGGAAAGAGGCATCGAGAGCTTCGATAGGATCAGCGACACCAGAACAGAATCTATTATGGCTTCAATCACTCAAGGCACTAAGCGGGGTGAATCCATCAGTGAGATCATCACTCGCGTAGCTAAAGAGCTTGGCGACTTTGCTGCTACGAATGGCAAGGCAGAGACAATAGCTAGGACTGAGACGCTAACAGCTGTCTCCATTGGTCAGGGTGCAGCTCTCAAGAACGCACAGAAAGTTATACCTGGACTGCGCAAAGCCTGGTTAAACGCTGGTGATGCTAGGGTCCGTGACTCTCACGTTGAGCTGCAGGCTGAAACTGTTGCGGCAGAAGATGACTTCAGCAATGGCCTGCGCTGGCCTAGAGACATAGGCGGGCCAGCTAACGAGGTCATCAACTGTTTCCCAGCTGGCACAAATGTTGAAGCTCTTGGTATGGAAAAATCATTCCAAAGGTTCTACAGGGGACCAATGGTTACCGTCAAATTCAAGAGCGGCAAGCAACTTACCGCAACTCCTAATCATCCTGTATTGTCGGATAAAGGCTGGATCGGACTGGGAAGCCTTAGCGAAGGCTCCAAGGTATTCAAGACAGGCGGGTTCGATACTGCGGCTACTACGCAGCGAGACGTAAATCACATTAAATCCGGCATTGATCAAGTTTTCAGTTCGATGCTTAAGTCTTCTTTTGCACCTATGAGGGTAGACGGAGGACGCGCTGATTTCCACCGCGACGGTTCCACACATGATGTCAATATTGTAGGTGTCCCAGACTCCCTGAAGAATGGAATTGAAACCAAGAGCTTTCAAGTGGGCATGGACTTCAGCCTCGCCGAATCCAACTTTGCTCATGGTGATAGACCTAGTCTTGGCGGAGATAAGCAGTCTTTTGGTGGGGTCGGAGCCACGCATCCTGGTATTAGCAGCGCGAACCTGGGCCAGTCTTTGCTCCCTATCCATTCGGCTCCATTTGAGAAATTCAGCCTCGGATCTTCCGCGTTGAGTGAGCCCACATTTATTCAGACGTCCCAGGATGGTAGTTCTAGAGACATTAAGCATCCTGCTGATCTGCGCGACGGAGAGCTTCTCCTCGAAGTGGAGCTTGATGATGTGGTCAGTGTCGATGTCCGGTCTTCTTTCGAGGGCCATGTATATAACCTCCAGACGGTTGGTGGTTACTATATAGCAGAAGGATTCGTGAGCCACAACTGCCGCTGTACCCTGATCATGTTACCGCCTGGCGAGAAACTGGACGTATAATTGTCAACATGCTTGAGTCATTGGAGTGCCTATGGAAACGATCACTAAACGAACTGTGCCAAAACAGACAACTAGCCTAGTCGGTGTCGGCGAAATCAAGATGACGACTGAGGGCCTGATCATTCAGGGCTTCGCGAACAAGGCAGTAGTCGATCGAGGCAATGACATCATTGCTGTAGATGCCTGGGAGCTAAAGAACTTTGAGAGCAATCCTGTGATTTTATATAATCACGGTTTCGATCCTCAGCTAGGCAGTACACCGGTAGGCAAAGCCTTGCAGGTCAAGCCTACGCCTCAGGGTCTGTGGGTCAAAGCTCAACTGTCCAGTATGGATGATCCTCTGATCAATCGGATTAGAGGGCTGGTACAGGAGAAGATCCTTCGTGCATTCTCGGTTGGCTTCAATGCTATCGATCAGCTGACGGATGCCAAGACTGGCGTTAAGACAATTACCAAAGCGGAATTGTTTGAAATTTCGATCGTAGGGGTGCCCATGAATCAGGACTCGTTATTTGAAGTCACAGGAAAAATGCTGAAGTCGATGGATCCTGATGCCTTGCGGCACGACATCTTGACTCGCAAAGGAGCCTGGGTAGCTGCCGCTATCCATAACGCCATGTATGAGAAGCAGAAGACTGAGAAGCTATCGCGTGATGACATCCTCGAAGCTATGGCTGAGAAAGCTGATCTTGAGGAAGGGGCTCTGATGGACATCCTTGCGGGTAATATCACTCCGGTTCCTGAGGCTGTGCTAGCTGCAGCATCAGAGCTCCTAGGCCTAGACCTCGCCGCCCTAACTAAACTAGACGCTGGTGATAAAGAGGTAGAAGATGCGGCAAGTCAAGCAGAGCAAGCAAAGCCAGAAGAAGAAGTCCCAGCGGAAGCAGACCAAGCAGCTGAAGCGCCGGGAGCTGCGGAAGGAGGCAAGGCAGGAGGAGCTGACAATGGCAGCGCGGCTGCGGGAGATGCGGGTAAAGATGAAGCAGTTTCTACAGCATCTGCCTTCCAAGACTGCGTAGCTTCTTCAATCGCTAAGCTTATGCAAGAAGGCAAGGACCAGAACGCAGCGGTAGCTGAGGCTATCTCAGGCTGCTCTGAGGGCAAGTGCCAGAAGCCATCGAGAGCTGAATATGCCAAGTGGTTTAAGCTAGCAGACTCAATCAGCATGCAGATTAAGCAAGCTGACCAAGGCGTGACACAGCCACCGACTACAGAAATCACTGTAGACCGCACGGACGCTGCCGAAGCTGACAACGGCAATCCATATCTCCATGCTCAGATGCAGACTAATGTGCTGCTTGGGCAAGTAGTCGCAGAGCTGCAGGCACTGCAGAAAGCTGTCATATCCCTGCAGGCCTTTGAAGTCGTTGAGAGCCAAGGCGAAGAGGATGCTATGGCACCAATGGCAGAAGGCGAAGACGCTAGTAAGTCAGCGGCTAACGGCATTCCTGAGGCCGGAATGAGCCCTGAAGATCTCAAAGCCGCACAAGAGATGAGGGTAAAGGAGTTCGGGATTGAAGCTTTGGCAGATGCTGCGCTCACATTTGCTGAAAGTGGGCCGCAAGATTTGGCGAAGTACGGAGATCCTGTTAACATATTGTATGCAATTGACACTGCGGAAGCTGCTGATGCAGCGCGAGTCGCATTCAAGAAAGACGCTGCACAGTACAAAGAAGATAGTTCTAAGGCTGCCATTCATGATCGCATCATGAGTGCGCAACTAGAGTACGGCTCCAAGGCTGAATACGATGAGCAGGATCCGCTGGACGGCTTGCTATCTCAGCCAATAAAAGATAAGTTGATTAATTCAAATCAGAAGAAACTTGACTCAACCCGCAAACGCCTGGAAAATATGAAAGCGCGTCTTTGCGCTCTCGAAGTTGGGTAACAAATTGGAGCAAGCATGTTAGCTGAGACAGAGAATCTCGAAGCAGAAGCAAAGGCGTTAGAGGACCGAATTACCAAGGTCGAGCAACGCCAAAAAGATAACGACGCTGATAAATTCAATTCACAAACCAAAGGGGATAGATCTATGACACCAGTAGGACATCGGAGTAATTCTGACGAATCCAAGGCTCTGATGTACTTTGGCGTTTCCAATGTCAAAGATCTGCTGCAAGTCAATACGGGCGCAGCTCGCTTTGCTTCAGTACCTGCAGAGTTGAAGTATCTAGTACTTGAACTTAAGCGCGATGTTGACGTCTGCCGCATGGCGCAGCAAATCCTCGGCGGCGAACCTCTTGATACCGAGACAAAAGCTGGTCACGTTAAAGGCGTCCTAGAAGGCAGCAGCTATGCTCGCAACGTCTTGGCTCCTCGTCTCAAGGCTTTTTCGTCGACAGGCGCTGGAGTTGGCCTCGAGTGGGTACCCACAGCCGTTTCGGCTCAATACGTCGACGAGTATCAGCTGAATCGCGAAGTTGCCTCTAAGTTCAAGGCAATCAACATGCCTTCCGATCCCTACAACCTGACTACAAAGGGCGGCAGCACGATTGCCCGTAAGCAGGCAGAGAGCGGAACCATTACTGGAACTAATTTTACTACTTCAAAAATACAGTTTGACGCGATAAAACTCAGCGAATTCATGCCATTAAGCTCTGAGTTAAATGAGGATAGTGCCCCTGATATCCTTGGCCTAATTAGGTCGGAAGTTATTGAGTCAAATATCAGAGCGGTAGAAACCTCTATCATCAATGGCGATTCGGACGGTACTCATCAAGATTACGATTCGGAGCAAGGTGGTGCTGACCTCGCTGTTAAATGCTGGAACGGTTTGATCAAATTGGGTATGGCTAACAGCGCAAACGGCGGCAACAAGTCCTTCTCAGGCGCTGCAGTTACCGAGACTCCTCTTCGCGATATGCGCGTGAAGATGGGCAAATACGGCGTTAATCCTAAAGAGCTAATGTGGCTGCTGAGCACCAAGGTCTACAACGAGTTCCTTAGCCTTTCTAATGTTGTTACAGTGGAAAAGATGGGGCAACTTGCAACGGTTCTTTCCGGCCAGCTCGGAGCGTTCGACGGGATTCCCATCGTGATTTCCGAATATATGCGTGATGACGTTGCTGCCAGCGGCTTCAACACCATGGCAGGACCTAACACCTTTAGCCGGATTGCTCTCGTAAACCGCACGCGGTTCTACTGGGCTACCCGTCGTCCAATCCAAGTCAAGGCACTGATGGATCCAACTCCTCCTGCTGACCAATGGCTGGTTGCTAGCTGGTGGCGCGGCGACTTCAAGGGTCACACTCAAGGAGCTATCTCCTCGGGTGCAGACGTCTCGGTCGTTGTTGGTTACAACATCGTCTAAAAAAGTTCCGACTGATTAGGTCGATCCAATCAAGAGGGGACTGTATAGTAATACAGCTCCCCTCTTGGTCTTTGTCGGGGTGATAGATGGCTCTACCTAGGGTAGTCCAGTTAATAGAATTTCAATCAGGAGAGCTATTCGAACGGGAGTCGAGAGCAGCTGGAACGTATATCCAAGTTGCCGAGATCAAGGGTAACTCGATCCTCTCTTCCGTGTTCATCAATACAATCGCTGCTGGCGCTACTCTTAAGATCAACTACTACGACACGACGACGAGCCCAGAGCTTGGTCAACGGTTTAACCTTGCTGGTCATGATCTAATCACCGACAGCACACCAGCCCTTAGTACGCTCAGAACGCTTGTTACTCGCATCCATCATAAGATTGTTGCCGAGGCTATTGTTACGGGCGGAGCTATAGACTTCAGCCTGTACGCTACGGTTGTCTCTTCTACAGCTTCTGACCTTGACTCAGCTTTGAATCTAGACGGGGCAGTATGGGAGCCTGCAGTAGACAAAGGTCTTGCTGTCATGTGTCTAGACCGCATTACTGGCGAGCTAGACTTCATACCCTGTGAGAACGGCGCTTTAAAGGTTACTGGTACGGTGACTACCATTGCTGGTGGTGTAACCACGCCAAAAAATACGACCGCCATCACATCAGCTACGCCAGGGACCGAGACTTCGGTTGCGCTCGTTGCAGTCAAAAGATTCAGAATCACAAATCGCGGCAATGCTATCTTAAAATACAGCTTTTTACCGACAGAATCAGGATCGAACTACGCAAGTTTATATCCAAATGGCACAGCCGAAGAGGATGGGATTTTGTCCGTCAATGTTACAATCTATATGCAATCGCCTAATCCGAGCCAGCGCGTGGAGCTAGTGTCTTGGACTTAGGTCTAACATTCTAGGGGTGTAGCATGGGTATTGGCGTAGACAAACTGACATTTGATCCAACCGATGCAAACTCTTTGGCAGCATCCAGCACAGTGGGTGCATATACCCATTCAGGCGCAGGCGTGGCAATTGGCGCGGTCTCTGACGCGCTTAAGGTCAACTTCACAAACGCTTCGCTGCCAATCTCAGCGACCGATCTTGACATTCGCGACCTTGTTTTTGCTACGGATAAAGTTGATGTTAGCGGCTCATCGGTCGAGCTTGGAGCGACTACGCTTGCTGCTCTTGAGACAATCACAGTCACTGCTACAGATCTGGACATTCGCAACCTTGTTTTTGCTACGGATAAAGTTGATGTCAGCGGATCTTCGGTTGAGCTCGGCGCAACTACTCTTGCGGCGCTTGAATCCATAACCGTTACTGCTACCGACTTTGACATTCGCAATCTTGTTTTTGCCGATGACAAAGTAGACGTCTCGGGATCTTCGGTTGAACTCGGTGCCACCACGCTGGCAGCACTAGAGAACATCACTGCTACGGTTAACGATGCAGCGCTGGCAAACACAGCAGCGCTTTCGACAGCGGTTGCTCCGACTACTTCGGCTACAAACTTTCCAGCGGCTCTTGCTAACCGGAAGTATCTGACCTTTCAGAATCTCAACGGCAACTGTTTTGTCGGTGGCTCGACCGCTACAGCATCGACTGGCCTTCGCCTTGCCTCAGGTGCTATGCTTGAGGGCCTCAGAATTGGTCCTGCAATCACGCTGCGCCACGTTATGGCATCTGGCACAGGCGACCTTCGGATTCTAGAACTAAGCTAAGGATGCAATATGCTGTCGACCGGACAGGGCCTGACTTTCACTGATGATGATGTGAGTAAAGCCCGCGTCATCGTCGGCCTCCTCAGCAGAGTTGAATCTTTCAAAGGGCTCAACTCTGCTGCCATTGTGGAAGCTGCAGCAGCATTCGTTTGGCTTGAGCAGATGCTGCAAAAGATCAAGGACAACGTCTTTGACATGTCGACTGCTCGCATGGTGCAGCCAGCGGACGCCGTAGCGAAGGGTGACTAATGGGATTCGGTCAAGACTTCAGCGACCTTAATGCCGGTCAAGACGACATCAAGATCAAGGGCGGCACTGATTCCACCGTCATTGGGAACATCGCCGACACTTTAATGGTAGCGCAGAGCGCCACGAATTATTTTGCGTCAACAGTTAACTCGACAGACGCACAACTTGCTGTATCTCAGACATTCACAGGCGTAGTTGAAACCGCCTTCAATCAACAGTCATTTTCTGTATTGCTTGTATCAGACCAAGCCGGCACCTTGACGATACTCCAGTACATAGACGCAGGCGGGACGCAGCTAATTCAAACGCTTGTTATCGACCATTTGGCCGGTATTCCTATCGCCAGAAGTGGCGTGATTAACGGCAACTACATTAAGACCGCGTACAAAAATACGGGTTTAGCCACCACAACAACGCTTAAGTTGGATATAGCATACGGTACAATACCAAGTGCGACTCAGCTAAATAACAACCCGGTATCTTTGAATGAAGTGAACGGAACTGCTATTAGACTGGGTCAAGTGGGTATGGCGGCATCTTTGCCGGTCGTCTTGTCAAGCGACCAATCAGATGTTTTTAAGATGTACGAACTAAAAAGCGAGTTTGAGGCTATGAATAAAACGCTAAGACTCGTTCTAGAACAATTAATTTTTATCACAGAACAAGAAGAGGACTAGAAAATGTCAACACAGATTCAGGATGGAACAGGGTTTGGATATCGCGTCAAGGTTACAGATGGCAATAAACTGCTCACACAATCAATCTCAGAAACCCAAGCGGATCATCATAGTGAAGTCGGGCGACGTTTCAACTTGAACACCGGCGACATCCAGCTTACTAGCGCATCTGCTAGTGCGGTTTTTTATTTCAAAAACAATGAGGATCGAGACTTTCATGTGACGGTAGTGGTTTTCAATATTGGGACATCGACTGGCGGCACTGGTGATTCGGTAATGGACATAATCAAAAACCCAACGACCGGAACGATTGTTTCTAACGCCTTAGCTATAGCTGTTAACAGCAATTTCAACTTTGGTTCGGCATTAGATTTGACTGCCTCTGTTTACAAGGGCGCGGAAGGCTATACGCTCACAGACGGTTCGGTTTTCACGACTACCCGATCTGCATCTAACGGAAGGATTGCTCTGACTCTAGGGGAAATCGTTATGCCAAAAGGTTCGTCAATTGGCATTAAATACACTCCGCAAACAAGCAACACTTCTCAAAGGTGTCAATTTGCTATCTCAGGATTCCTGCAAACCTTGGCGACGTAACGAATGATCAAAGCAAACATCATAGATTTGCAGTCCGATATTTCGGCTAGGGTGACGGGGCGGGGCGAGCTGGTTGTCGGCAGCCTTGCTTTTTCTTCGGCGTCTAATGCGACTGCGACAGTTAGCAACGTAGGATACAATTTAGTTACGCCACGAGCCGAAAATTGCTTTGTCATTACTTCAATTTTGATTTACGCAAATGGAGTGAGTGCAAATGGCGCGACTATAGATTTATATACTGCAGATTCACCGAATTCGACTACTGTTCAAGATACTTTGCTAACGACCATATGCACTGATAAGCAGGCGAGGGATTTCATCGGCTTTAATTTGTTAGTGCGCGCCGGGAGTTGGGTGAACGTCAAGGTTAGTGACAATAGCGTTTACTTCACTCTTATGGGTTATTATATAGAAAATTGCGAGTTAGATCATTTAGCATGACCACAGCACTGTTTACACATCTGTCTCGGCTAAGACTGTAGGCATTAACCTTATGATGAATGAAGTGAAGACGTGAAGCTACTTTTCGTCCGCTCGCAATTGCTTGGCTCAAGACTGATCCGCTGGGGACTAGAAGAAGAGTGCTCGTATTTCGCTATATGCTTTGATGACCAGGCTAAGGGCTCAGGCATTGTCTTTGAGAGCAAGGCTTCAGGAGCTGAGCTATCGTGGTTCGGCCATTTCAAGAAGACTCATTACCTCATTCATGCACTATCGTTCAATGAGCCAATGGACTTAGAGGCTGAAGAGTCGATTTATCAGAGCATACTAGCTCAATACTCGGGGCAAGGTTACGACTGGAGAGCCCTAGGTTATTGGGTGCTGCAGGTTATAGGGCATCGTCTTCTGAAGCTGCCAATTTCCCGTCAGAATGCCTGGCAGCAGGCAGGGTACAACCTATGTACAGGTCTTGCTGCCGGAGTGCCTTGGATAGCTGGCTGGGCTCAGGAGAGCTTTATAGACCTCGAGATGATCGGGCCTGAATCCCTCTATCAACGTCTGCTCAGCACAGGCCAGTTTAACGACGAAAGGATCTGGTGTGCACTACAAAATCAGCCTTAACACCAGAGATCCTAGCCACCTACCATGGAGAGTCATCGGAGAAGATGGCAAGTCCCAATACTTTAGCGAGATAATATTCCAAAGTAGGGCTTATACTGTGGCTGAATCAGATACTTGCGATCCGCAAGTAAACCATGGCTGGCTTGTTTGTGATGGTCTTCTTCTGATCAATACAAACGGTATGCGAGCTACTTTCATTTCTAGAGGGTCCGATGAAAATTAAGCTAAAGGCTCGACGCATTTCAGGCAACGATCCGGTTACTTTCCGCAATCCGCATGGAGATCCTATCGTTCTTGAGAAGATCGGCGATGTGTCCCAGGAGCTCGAAAATGAGTTTGCATACAAACTATGCTCGGCCAATGCTGATATCCTAGAGATCGCAGCCTACGAAGTGAAGTTCGCGGCATCTCCAATAAACAAAATGGCACAGGCACACCAAAGGGCGCTGGCAGATTTGGCTGTAGACGCAGAGAAGGCATAGGGGGAATACCATGGCCTACCCAACATTTACGCTTGATAGCAATAGCCTTACGACCCTTGGAACGGCCAAGGAACATCTGAACATCCCAGAAGCCGATACTACCCAGGACAACATCCTAAAGAGGATGATCAATGCCTCGTCTGCCCTGATTGAAGAATACATCGACAGGAAGATCCTAACCAGGACCTACACTGAGTACTACGATGGCCGGGGCAACGACAGGATGCTGCTTAGCAACTGGCCAGTAACGAAACCTACTGAACTGTGGGATGACAGCTCTAGCGAGTTCACGGACAGCTCTAATCTAATCAGCCTTGCCGACTACGAGGTTGATGGAGATGGGGATACGGCGATCGGCATAGTTCTTAAGGGGCTGAGATTTGGCAAAGGTACTCGTAACATCAAGGTCATCTATGTGGCCGGTTATGCTACCGCTCCCTATATCATCCTAGAGTCCTGCCTTTGCCATATCGAGTTCATGTACACGATGCGGCAGGACCGTCGGATAGGAACACAAACCAAGTCTAAGAACGAAGAGAACATAACCTACAGGTCTCAGCTGCCTGAGTTCGTACAGAATATGATCGATCCCTATCGTCGGACTGAGATACCTCTAGCCTACAGAAGCGTCAGGAACTACTGATGGCCAAGGTTGTCAAGATCGGAGATCTAGGGAGTATTCTGGAGCAGCGGATTCAGCAAAGGCTGCTGCGGCTGCAGCCTAATGATCCGCGTGCGGTAGAAGTGCTGACTAGGATTGGGATGATGATCGAAGGCGAAGCAAAGCTGAACATTCGTAGAAAGCGCATCATTGATACGGGCACACTGCTGAACTCCATCCGCTATCGGATCATAAGACAGGGAAGTGCTTCAGTAGTCCAGGTCGGTTCCTTTGGTGTCCCTTATGCGGCAGCTCATGAGTTCGGTTTTAGCGGACGTGTACAGGTCAAGTCTCACAGTAGAAGCTCTGCCTTTGGCAAGCCTACCAGGACTTATCAGGTACCTAGCCACAGTAGATGGCTGCATGTTAGAAAAAGGGCATATCTAAAGCCTGCGGTTGAGAAGAAGACAACAGCGATTCTCGCTCTGCTTTCTGCGTATTATAGAGGCGAATAATGGGGATAGAATCGTCAATTGCCGATGCGATAATCGCTAAAGTTGGTACTGTAACGCAGTTAAAGACCGTAAACTTTGACAAAGTCTTACTCGCAACTGCTGACTTTAGAGACTTCGAGCTCCCAGCCGTACAGCTGTGGGACGTCGCGCAATCCATGGAGCATCAGCGCGGCAGGATACTCGTGACATGGTCGCTATCTCTCGAGCTAGTCATGAAGACCACGACGGCTGGGTCAGTAGTCCAGAAGGATCTATGGGAGCTGAGGCGAACGATCCAGAGAGCCCTATGGGACCAGCCTAACTTAGGCGTACCTGGTGTAATCCATATGGTTTACACTGGAAACATTACTGACCTACACTCAATTGAGCCATATTATATATCACGGCTAGATTTCGACGTTCAATTCTATGATGATCTTACAGGCTCATGCTAGAATTTAGGCTAATCAACTCAGGAGCATTAGAAAAATGGCGAAGAATTACCCAAGTTTATACGCAAGTTCTAACGATTCCATTGCTCTTGAGCAAAAGATCTTCCTGAAGCTCGAGACTGTGCGTGGCACCATGGCACTGCCTGCTGGCACTGACTTCATCTATACTCTCGGCGGGGCTAGCGTCAACTTTACGCAAGCCATCGAAAGCTCGATGAGCAAGACAGGTCGCCATCATGATTCTGTGATCAAACAAAAGACCTCAACTAGTTGGACTCTCCCAACTCACTTCCATATCGACACGACCTTAGGGGCTGCCGCCCCTGGCGAGATTGATACTGGCATCAAGCTCTTGCACAAATCGATGTTTGGTTATGAAGACATTAGTACTTCGCCAATCTATGACGCAAGCGTACCTCCTGATGTGACTTTCACGATCATGGAAGTTGGCGATGTTTGGGCAAAGCAAGCACCAGGCTGCTTTGTTGAAGGCGCTAACATGAGCTTCCCAGGGGATGGACAAGCCCAGTGTGAGTTCAGCGGCATGGCAAAGACCAGTTTGCTGGTCGGGATCGGAAAGTCTGTTACTGCGAACGCAGCTAACGCAATCACCTTGGCAGCAGGCGAGGGCAAAAGGTTTCCCGTCGGCGCTAAGGTCATGGTCGTTAAAAACGACAATACCAAATCTTCGGACACTCCTGCTGGTACCGCACGGAATGTGGTGTCGGTTAGCGGCGATATTGTCACGGTTAGCGGCGCAGTCTTGACGGATTCCAACGGTACTGTGAACCCAGTCTATCTGGTCTATTACGAGCCAGAGGGTGCTACCGCTATTAACAATCCGCAAACTGGCCTAAAAGGCTCCGTTACTATTGCTGGTTACGGTACGATTGATAACTGCGTTCGTAGCTTTTCACTGAACTGCACCAACTCCCATGAAGTTCAAGACTTCTGCTACGGCGAAGAAGGCCTAGGCGGGGCTCTGTTTACTCCAGGTGGCCGGTTCACAGCCGAAGTCTCACTCGAGATAAACCTCTCAAGAGACTTGGTTGGCTTCCTGAACGCACAAAGGTCGTTCATTGGCGAAGATATTACTCTGATCCTTGGCGACTCTTCTAGCCGTCACCTTCAGATTGAGATGCCAAAAGTTATCTTTAACGTACCAGAGATTCCAGTCGGTGATTCCGGCACAATCCCTATCAGTTTCAGCGGAAACTGCTACCAGAGTGGACTCGATTTGGGCGATGAGATCACCATATCCTACCTCTAAATTGAGTGAACGATACGGGTCTTGACGATGGCGAGAAGATCGCCATATCATAACCGTGATTGACTCACTTCAGCGGCGAAAAGGGTATATATGGCATTCTCCATAGAAGACGGCAAGTCTACCATCGAAGTAATTTGCTCACAGGACGAGGCTGTTCAGTGTACTCCCGAGGAGTTCAATGAATACCTAAGCGACCTAGGTGAGCATAGGCTCAACCTCAAAGAAGGTGTTGAGCCTACTCGGTTTGTCCTGACCAAAGCTCTTTCTTACGAGTCTTCACGCAAGATCAAGAACCAGCAAGTCGGCTATCGTGATGGCGAGATGGAGATCCGTCTTGGCTTCATTCTGGACGACGTGCGGTTCTCTCTCACTGGCATCAAAAATCCAGGCTCCGGCTTGGAGTTCAAAAAGGACCTAGATGGCTTTGCCTCTAAAGTCCTGATTGAAAAACTTGATGCCTACGGGATTGCTCAGCAGCTTTACCAAGCCCGCCAAGCGGCAGTGTCAGCCGGAGTTCCAAAAAAAAGCTCATAGCTTTAATGGAACTATCGATGGTCGACCAAGCGGCTCTCCAAAAGGAGGGCCGTTCCTTTAACTGCCAGACTTGCCCTGAGGCGGTTAAAAAAATGCGCCGATGCAGAGAGGACAGGGAAGACTTTACGGCGGCTGACGGGCCTATCTGGCCTATGTACGTACACAAGGGCGGACAGCTCTATGATTTCTGTCCTGCCAAAGCCACATGGGACTATAGTATACAGGCACTATTTCAGGAGCTCGTGGTGATGGCCGAGACAAAGTGCCTGCCATACGCTGGTGGTCTATACGAGCAGCCAACATGGGCCGTCGAGACTTTAGCCTGGTTCCTTCCTGCATATGACTTCATGAAGTTCCTTAAGAAAGCCGATATGATATTAGGTGGCAGCAACGATAAAAAGAGCAACTTGCCTGCCCCTGCAACTAGAAAAACAAGAGGGCGATAATGGCAGTTAGCGAAGATCTCCTAGTCTCGATCAAAGTCGACACATCTAAAGGCGCGAAGTCGCTGGGAGAGATGACTAGCGCCATAAAAGAGGTTTCTAGAGCTAGTGCCGAAACTAGCGCGGAAACCGAAGCCCTTGCCAAGTCAATTGCTGAGATAGCAAAGCCAATTTTGAAGTTAGCTGACGCTGTACAAAAGCAAAACGAAGCTTTTAAGTTATCAAATAAGATCATGCAAACCGTAGATGCTGGTTTGAATAACATCGCTTCTGAGAATAGAGAACTAGCGGTATCAGTTAAAAGGTCTACAGGCGCACTACGAGAGCAAAACTCGGAGATGGGCGACGTAGTTAGTGCTAGCCGTAGCTTAACTTCAGCTTTTATGACGACTAGGTCTGGAGCCTTATTACTAGTCCAGGCCTTAAGATATCTTTCTGATCCAGACACGGTTCAGAAGCTTACTCTTGTCTTCTCGGTTCTATCTAAAATAGCCAAGATTAAAGGCTATGATCGGGTTAGTTCTGGCTTAATCGACCTAACAAAGAACATAAACATAGCCTCTAGATCGCTAGAGGAGTTCAGGGCAGAGCAAGCAAACCTAAATAGGCAGCCAGAAAACTTTGCTCAGAAAGTAACAGCGACAATTCTGGTTGCGAATACAGCCGTAAAAAGCTTGCAGATAGCTTTCGAAAAGTTGAGTGATCCGGCAACACTCGAAGCCTTAATCCGCATGCTAGAAATCATGGCTAGGATAGCTAAGATCTTCGGTAAGGATCTGATAGGAGATAGCCTATTAACGCTATCAAAGAACATCAGAAATAGCGTTCATGAGTTTGGGTTATGGAAAGGCAAGATTGAAGATGTAACCGATAAGATGATATTACTACAGAAAGTAACTCATGAAGTAAAAGATATAGCGAGAGATACAACGGAAGTTATAGCAAAAGGCTTCTCCGCATATGTTGGAACAGCTTTGATCTTGAGCGTCAAGGCTTTCGAAGAGAACACTGGCGCACTAAATGAGTTGGCTGACTCAGCAAAGTCGTTGTTTGTAAATTCCGGAAAAGGAGAGGGATTTAAAGCACTAAGTGCGAGCGCAGAAATATTAAATACTAGTATTGGTGACTTCGTTAAGGGTCTAAAAGAAGGAAAAGCCTTAGATCAGCTTGATGGTTCGATAAAGTCAATCGGTATAAATGCTGCGCATACATTCGATGAGTTTAAAAAATTATCAAAATCAGGCTCAATATTCAAAGGACTATCAGTAAGTTCAGTAGAACTACGATCGAGTATTCAGCAATTATTCCAGACTATCAAAGGCAGTCCCGGCTTATTGGAGCTTGATGGCGCTATAAAATCAGTAGGTATCAATGCTGCTAATACAGCAAATGACTTTTATAAGCTAGCAAAATCAGGAAAGATATTCGCAACACTTGGCCAAAACTTTGAATACTTTAAAAAGCAATACAGCGACGTAGGCGCTTCATTCGGGACCTTTGCGTCTAAGTTTGATCACGATGTTAGCAACGTAAAAGCTGCCATCATGGAAGTAACTTTTACCATCAAAGGCTTTGCTGAAGAGGCTACAGCTGCCTTCACCAGGACAGCAGCCGGATCTAAAGCTCTATTTTCAAGCTTGGTAGAGCAAGGACCAATTAAGGTATTGGCTTCTTCTTTTAAGGCTCTTGATCAACAAGTTACCGATTCTATTAACGGTTTCGAACGGTTTATAGTTTCCATTAGGAAGGTAAAAGATACTGGTCCAGTGATTTCAAACTGGGCTAAGAATTTAGTCCCTGATATGAACACGCCAGGTTTGGCTTTCCAGGTCGTAAAAGCCGACCTTAGCAAAATGCAACACCTATCAAAGCAGCAGATTGCCGACTGGACTACGCTTGGTGAACAACGCGGATTCTTAATAGACAAGCTGACTAAGCAACAAGCTGCAAATGTTAAGACAAACTTTGAAACATTCTTAGATTCTTTAGATTACTTGTTTGATAAATCTGGGCAGATGGTAGGCGACGTTTTTACGGTTCTGTTGAGAGATGGGGATGAGAACATAGAGGCTTTTGCTAAAAACTTTAACAAAGGAAGTAACAAGCTTTTTGATATCGCCTTAACTCAGGGTAAAAGGCTTAGTGAGTTTAACGAAGCAATCGCAAACTCCGTTCAAAACAACTTCTTCAAGTTCTCGGACAAGATAGTAAACTCAGCTACGTCCGTACAGAATAAGACTAACGAGAAACTAGCTAAGATATTTGACAAACAGTTTGTGCCTAAGGCTGTTAGGGTAACTGTCCCAACACCAATTGAGACTCCAGGTGGTAAGCTCTGGAGGGCTTACGAGGCTTTTCTCAAAGCCCAAGCAGATCAGGCAATCAAGGTAACTCCGAAGATCGACTTCGAGCCAAAGATAGACATAGACACAGGCAGCGCCGAACAAGCCATAGGTAGATTCAAAAAGCTTTTTCTCTTGGCAAAAGAGGGAATAGAGATTGGGCTATCTAGGATGGTAGATGGCCTGAAAGCTTTCAGGGCCGATCTTCCTAATATATTTATGGATATGGTAGAGGGATTGCAACGCATCCCTAAGGGAATAGATGCTGGATTATCTAAGATTGCAGATGGACTGCCTGCTTTTAGAGTGGGCCTGTCTAATATCTTTATGGACATAGTGGAAGGAGTGCAACGTGTTCCACAGAGGATTGAGAAAGATCTAGATCTGATAGCTGAAGCCGTCAATAGAGGTATGAAAGGGATTGATACTAAGTCGATCCTTAATGAATCTATCTATGATCTTGAGACATTTGGCATACAAAGCAAAAAGATCATAACCGACTCATACACGGGCATTAGACGGATACTTACCTTATCCTATGAGAGTTTCAATCCAAAAGAAGCTTTCAAATCCGCTCTTGAAGAGTTCACGGTTTTTGGCCAGAAGAGTAAGTCATTAATCGAGCAATCAGCATCTGGGATGTCCAAGTCTATCGCGGTTCTATCAGATACTTTGAGAGCTGCGCCTAGTAACTTAAGGGCATTTACTGAGGAAGCTAACAAGTCCAATCAGGTTCTAATAGCATTAAAGCAAGGATTTAATGCTACGAATCAGCCTATTTTTGTAGCACAAAGCTTATTTGAGAGTTTTGGTAAGAGCCTTAGAGACATGAATGCCATCACGATCATCGACAAGATCGGTCTGCTAGGCTTAGGTTTAGGATTGTTGGGTGCAAAATTCCAAGACTCTGAGAAGAAGATTGTAAGTTGGTCCGCTAAGGCAGCCATCGCAGTCGGTATAGCAATGTCAAGCTTTTCGCTTTTAGCTACCGGACTTCTTAAAGTTATTGGCTCTTCTCTTTATTCTGTAGGACAAGCAGTCTTCTCTATGATGTCAAAGTTCTCCGATGCAGAGCAAAAGAGCCAAGACATTCAAGCCAGGTTTAAGTTTGCTATTAATGGCTTTTCCAGAGAGATGGGAGCGGCAGCGGCAGGGACTCTGAACTACTGGGATGTTGTCATGAGGCAGATGGCTGATAGCACTGTCTATTCTCAGGATTCCATCACAAAAAGCATAAAGGTATTAGTAGCTGAAGGAACTCGCTTAGGCCTGACACTTGAGCAGAATACAAGATTGCTAAGGATATCTGCCGATGTTGCGGCAAACTCTGGGATAGATATTTTTGACGCTACGCAAGCTCTTTTGAGCGGTTTATCAGGCAATAGCAATGCGGTTCAAGCTCTCGGCTTAGACTTACGTGAGACAGCTGTAGGTCACACTGCTCTGGCAAAGGCGTCTAGCGTAGCTATAAAGAACCTCTCAGATGAAGGTAAGGTTGTTGCGAGAGTAGCGGCAATATTTGAGCAAACAGCTCCGATTCTTGGCGCTGCTGCCAATGCAACTGACACCATATCTGGCTCAACAGAGATGTTCGATAAAAAGATCAAGCAGTTACAGAACACTCTTGGCCAAAACGGCGTAACTACAAAAGCTTACAGACAGATTCTACTAAAGCTGGCCAATACTCTAGTAGAAATTCCGCAAGAGGTTACGAGGGCAGCTGGTGCTTTTCTAGATTTCTCTGGTGTGCTGCTGATGGTAATTGGCAAGCTATTGCAAGCTACGATGCTAATTTCGAGTATTACCATAGGATGGCAATTCTTAAATGGCGTCCTTGGACAGAGTCCTAAAGTGATCGTAGCTGTAGCTAAGGCAATTAACTTCCTAAACGCTACACTCGGTATTTCCCTAGTTCAGGTTACGGGAGTCGGCGCCATCTTCAAAAACTTAGCTTACCTGTTCAAAACAGTGTTGTTCCAAGGGGTTGGAGCAATAAGTAAGATGTTCCTGCAATTCGGACTAATCATCGGCGGAATAGCTGTAAAAATAGTGCCTGTAGTCTTGTCTTTAGCTTTAGCCGCATCAGCTTTGTACGCATTCGGTTCAAGCCTAGGCTCATTTTTTAAGACTACCAAGGTGGGACAAGACATCCTTATAGCCTTAAAGGTAGGAGTTGACTTTGTAACCAAGTCATTCAAAAGCCTATTTGAAGAGGTTGACTCGCCTACGCTAGATCTATTTGTTAAGTTCTTAACATCATTGAAATTGATAGCTAGTGTATTGATCAATCAAGTAGCGGCTGGTGCGATCGGTGCTACGATTGGCTTATTAAAGCTGCAGCAAGCTCTTGAAACCAAGGAAGGCGCTGCCGATGTAGATGTGCGGATAAATAAACTTCTTGGTTATATGGAAGACTTAAAGAAGAAAAGCATAGAAGCGGGGTTTGGCCTACTTTCTCTCGGTGATAGTACCGCCTATGCACAAACTCAACAGGAAGTTCTAGGGATAGCGACTAAAATAGCAGCCGAAAACTTAGACAAATACACGATTAAGACAGATGAAGCATCTGAAGCCTCTAAAAACCTAGCTCTAGTGCTCAACGTGAGTGTTAAATCCTTTAAGAACCTGAACGATGAGACCATCGGGGGCCTGAAGCAATACATAGATGCGACTAAAAACGCTGGTATTGAGGCTAAGAAAAACGGCTTGAGTAATGCCGAGATCTCCAAGATAACGCTGTATCAACAGCTCTTAGAGATCAAGAACTTCGAAGAGCTGATTAAAAGGCAGACCAAATCCAAGCAGCTGAACCAAGAGATCCAAAAGATTCTCGATGCAGCTAGAGATGCAGCCTTTGCCAAGCAAGCTCTAGAGGCTGACGAAGAGCGCAAGAAGATTCAAGAGCAAGCTCTTGAGGTAGGACTACAGAACAGAAGGCTTCAGGGCGACCTATTGGCAATGGGGATGAGCTCCATTGAGATTTTGAAACAAGATCTGAAGTTCACTGAGCGCAAGCTGAAGCTCGAAGCCGCTAAATATGAAGCCTCTTCTTTCATGGCCTACCAATTAGGTGAGCACCTAAAGCTTGAGAAGGCCATAACCGAGCAGAAGATTCTGCAGGCTGGTCGGCAACAGGTTGACGAACTTGGTTCAGTAGCCAAAGTTGCCGGAAACCTGGGCATAGATGCTGGCGTAGCCTTTAACAAAGTCGTAGTTCCAGCCTTCAACCACGTGTTCAGTAAAGGCCTAGGCTGGAGCATCGAGAAGTTTTCATCGGAAACCATCGCAGCCTTTGCACTAGCATCAGGCAAGTTCTTTGACTCCTTCGAGGGCTTCATGGCTGGAGCAGGCAGCATAGTTGGCGGCGGTATCGTCGGCGCTGCCATGCTAACCGATAAGCTCTTTAAGACTTCATTTACGGAAGGCGCTGGCAAGTTCTCTACGGTTCTCTCCAAGGTGGCAGGTACTGTTGGCAAAGTCTTTGACGGCGTCATGAGTGGCGTTGCTAAGCTCTTCGATCCTGAAGCTATCAAGGGCATGGCAGACTGGCTCACTAATCTGGTCGAGAAGCTGCCTGATGCGCTCATGGAAGCGTTCAATGCCTTGGTAGACGCCATGGGCAAGATCATTGACAAGCTGCCTGAGACCGTCAACAAGTTGATGGATAACATTGGTCAGATGCTAGATAAGATCATTTCAAAGTTGCCCGAGATGATCTCGAAGATGGCTGATGCTCTGGTCAACTTCTTTGACAAGCTGCCGGATCTGACCGGCAAGATATTTGATGCGCTGCCTAAAATTATAGACGGCATATTAGCTGCACTGCCAAGGGTCATAGATGCAATTTTGCGAGCTATCCCCAAGATCATAATTCAATTCGTAAAAGCTGTGCCCAAGATACTCATGGCCATAGTTCAAAATATCCCCGCGATTGTGCAGTCTTTGGTCTCAGGGATCATTGGGGCTCTAGGCGAGATAGCAGCGGCTTTAGTTGAAGAGATAGCTAACACGGATCACATGAAATTAACCGAATCCTTCCTAAAAATGATTCCTAAGCTGGTCTGGGCTTTCGTAAGCGGCATTGGCAACGGTCTCAAGAGAATATTTAAAGCCTTTAGCAAGATCTTCTCAGGCCTCAAGATCTCTACGGTTACTGAGGGCGCAGAGAAGATAGCCGACAAATTCAAAGAAGGCGTTAAGAAGCTAACTGATGGCGCTAAGAAGGAAGCTTCTAAAATCTTCGCAGTGCTCAACCTAGAGAAACAAGGAAGCAAAGCTAGCTTCACAAAAGATCCTGTCAAAGCTTTGGGAGAAGCAACGAAGCAATCCATAGAGAAACAAAAAGAAGGTGGCAAATCCTTATTAGATCAATTTGGCGGTTTGATGACGCGGATCTTAGCGGGCGCTACGGCTGTCTGGCGCGTGTTCTGGGGCATCATCTCTAGCTTGTGGCAGGTTGTTCTCAACGTCCTAAACACTGTAGGAGCCTTGTTTGCAGAAGTCTGGCAGGGCCTCCTGCACGTTGTTACACAGGTCGGGACCAAGTTCATTGAGTTCTTCAACTACCTAATAGAGGTTGCAGCCAAGGCAGTCGAATTCTTTAAGGAGATGTGGAACAAGGTCAAAGAAGGCCTAGAGAAAATTGCCAACTTCCTTGGTGAACTAGGCACTAAGATCTGGGACGGTCTGAAGGCAGCTGCAGATGCCGCTGGAGACTTCCTAAAAGGTTTGGGTGAAAAGGTCTGGTCTGGCCTAAAAGAGGGCGTAGAGGGCGCTGGAGACTTTTTCAAGAAGCTTGGCGGCAAGATATCCGAAGGTTTCAAGGATGCCTTTCCTGATCTCGGTGCGAAATTTCAGAAGCTCATGGACGACCTTAGCCCTTCAAATCTCTTATCGAAAATGTTCAAGATGCCACCAGAAAACAAGGGGCCAGTAGAGAATGCTCTGAACATCGACGTGCCATGGGTCAAATTTGCTCAAGGCGGTATCGTACCTGGTATGGGTGCGGTGCCTGGAGACTCTCTGGTGAACGACAGGGTCATGGCTCTAGTGTCACCAGGCGAGGCAATCATCCCTAGATCGATCTCCCAAGATCCAAGGATGAAGCCCTACGTCGATGCGATCCTAGATGGCTCTATTGAGAAGATGCTGCCAGCCTTCGCTAGACTAACGATTAGCACCAAGGGCGTGACCTACAAGGACAAGAATAACAATATCGGCGTCGGCGTAGATGGGATTACAGGCATCGGTGCGGACAACATAACAAGCATGAATCTGCCTAGCGTCCAAGACATGTGGAAGATAGCGACCGATAAAGCGTGGGACAATCTTAAGGGATTCCTCGATAATATGCCTAAGTTTCACAGCGGCGGTATGGTCCCATCCTTTGCATTCGGCGGGGAAGTCCCATCGATGCTTCAGTCTGGTGAGTTTGTCATGAGCCGCAAGGCTACCAATAGGCTCGGTGGCGACTTCCTGAATGGGCTGAACTCGGGCGGGTCGGCTTCTCAGGCAACTACGGTTAACATGGATATCAAAGTAGCGATAAATGCCTCCTCCCAGAGCTTGGACGAGACCTATATCAGGACTAAACTGATCCCTGCAGTTAAAGACGAGTTCAAGAAAGCCTCTTTACGCGGCGACTTCCTCCTAAGTGACAGAGGGCTCAGAACAACATGACAGTAACAACGTCGGCTCCTGGCTATCTAGAAGGCAGCTACCTTGAGGCAGACTATCTTGCCGCATTGGCTCAAGGCTCGATGGGCTGCCAAGCCCTGATTGTCATCCAAAAAGAGTCAGCCTATGGCTTACAATCCCGAGTTCAGATAGTCGATGCCCTGAAGCCAGTAGGCCTGCAATCGCGGGTCACGATTCAGGACACGGTTACAGCTCGCGGTATGCAGGCAAGCGTAACGGTAGTCGATGCTCTCAAGCCTATCGGGTTCCAGGCCGTCGTGCAGATACTTGACTCGCTGAAGACATCTGGCATTCAAAGCTCCCTGACGATTGCCGACGTCGTGACAGCTCGTGGGGTTCAAGCAAGCGTCACAATAACTGATGCTCTTAAGCCTATAGCGATGCAGGCTAGAGTTCAGATCGTCGACTCTGAGCAGTCAGTGGGCATCCAAGCTTTCGTAACAGTTACCGATTCGCTTACGGCTCGTGGCATGCAGGTCATGGTCACGATCACCGACTCTGTCAAAGCTACGGCACTGCAGGCTTTGACTAGCCTATTAGATATCTTGGATCAATCCGGTATCCAATCTCAGGTCAGCATCGTCAATTACATGCGATCTATGGGCTTCCAGGTACGAGTCGACAGATATCCAACCTCGGTTTGCCCGGGCGAAGGCGGCTATCTAGAATTCGATTATCTAATCGAGCCCTATCTAACCGAGATCTGGTGTACACGACCAGGCATGCAGGCCGAGATCCGCACGAACTTTCAGTACGAGAAAGGCTTTCAAGCTCGGGTCTCTATTGTTGATGCTACTAAGACCATCGGAATCCAATCGCAGATTAGGATTGCTGACGCTCTTAAACCGGTTGGCTTTCAGGCCACCGTAGTACGTCAAACTGCGCTTGGGATGCAGGCTTTAGCAACTATTTACAACACAACCAACCTACGTATATTGTGCAACTTCCCGTCTAGAGGAGTAAATAACACAAACTGGACTGCAAATAGCACCATGGCAGGTGACTTTTCTGTACAGAATTTGGATACCGACGTTACGGAACAGGTCTGGCGGTCAAACAATGTGACCTCTGGGATCAACCTGACTACCGATACCGGTTTGCCGCAGGGTGTCTTCCTAGATACCTTAGCGATTCTAAACCATAACCTAACCAAATCTGCTCTAGTGACCATGCTGGGCTCTAATGATCCGACCTTCTCTACCGTTGGGGTCACGATCACTCTAGAAGCTCGTCTTAACAACATGTTCTATATAGCTCCGACATTGCCGAATGCTGGCTATAGATATTGGAGATTCAATATCGATGACGCTACCAATTCGAGCAGTTATCTAGAGATTGGGACCTTGCTTTTCGGCGCCGCGGACATCTTCCAGGGCGAGTGCTTTATCGACCAGATAGACTTCGAGCTCAAAGATTACTCGGATACAATCCGTACTGAGGGCTTCACGAACGTCACTAACTCAAGGTCACAGAAGCGCAAGCTGAAACTAGAATTTCAATCTCTTAGCTTCGAAAAGCGCAACTTTACGATTATGCGCGACATGTTTGAGCGCGACCGCACGGTTAATAAGTGTCTTTGGATTCCTACGCCAGACGCAACCTTGCAGGACGTTACCGCACGCTTTGCGGTTTACGGTAAACTGTCGGTGATCCCCACAGAGCGCCACAACAATAAGGGTCCTAGCCAGGACTACGTTAGCTTTACAGCCGATATTGATGAGAGCTTATGAGACTTACCAGGGGGGCTAAAGATGGCAACTTCGGATAGAAAGCCCTACGAAACCGCTACGGTTTTAGATCAAGACTTTCTAGATGATTGCCATGACAACTTGGTAAATCAGCTAGAGATGATCGTTGATATAGATACGGCATTCTCTGGGACCTTGCATCTATCAGACCGGAACAAATACGTAGGAGATACCTACTACGAAGCTCGCTTAGTTTTCCCGGTTGTCACTCGGACTGTCGGTGATTTTTTATCTCCTACGCTAGAATTCAGCCAGGTTTCTTTAGAAATTAATAACGCTGATGGGTATTACAACAACATACTTCCAGCTGGTGACGACTTTGGCGGATGGATAGGCAAGCGGGTATCCGTGAAGATTGGGCTGCGTGATGTGGCCTCTACATACAAAGAGATCTTTAGTGGCCAGGTCACGGATCAGGGTGGCTTTGGGCGAACGGTTAATAGCTTTACGCTAGTCGCGCGAAACGACTTTGAGAAGATCAATGTCGAATTCCCCAAGGCTGTCTTCAAAGCCTCGGATTACCCAGACATAGAGGGCGATGTAGAGAATACAATTGTTCCGCTGGTATACGGGGACTGGACTGTAAACGTCCAAGAGCAGGGTGCCTCGATTCCAGCCTATGTCGTCAACGGCTTGAATGGCGGCGTAGCGGCATTCAATACGCTGCTAGAATTAGTCATATCTGATAATGACAACACGCTATTTGATATCACTAAGGTGTATTGCCTGCGGGGCCAGACCTATTTCAACTTCGATGGTGCCGACGTAGTCGGGATTATTAACAATCGAGCCTTCCAACTTAGGCAATCTGGGACTAGTCCTCCCTGCCTAACACTTATGGATGGAGCTCTGTTCGAGTATAAGAGCGGTGACAAGTTCTTTGTGCAGGTCAAAGGCAAGGATCTGGGCTCATACGACGATAACTTGATCTCCCAGGCTCAAGATATCCTGCTTAATTACACGAATGGCGCGGTAGTTAGTGGCGATTTTGATAGCTCTTGGGCTACTTACCGTGACAAGAACAGCCCCTCTGAGTCCGCCATAGCCTCCATCAAGTCACGAGCATGGATCCAAGAGCCACAGCCAGCCCTAACTTACGTCCTATCTATGCTTGAGCAGGTGAGACTAGAGGCTTTTGTAGATCGCGACCTTAAGCTAAAGATCAACTCGCTCCACCTAGACGACTTTGTGGCTGTGCCTACCTTTCCTGTGAAGAACTGGGACATAGTTGCGGACTCTTTTGTGCCAAAATTGGATGATCGTAACAACTTTAACAGGGCGAGAGCCTCCTTTAACTTTCTGCCTAATGCGAATGAGAACTTTGGCGAGACCAAAATCTACAAGAATGCAGCTGCAATCTTGCAGGCAAGCAAAGAAATCTCAAAAAGAATAGTATTTCCGAATCTTTATGAAGAATCTTCTGTGGTCAATCAACTAAAGGAGATCCTCAGGATAGCCTCTGCCTATCTAGAAGTCATCGATATGGCGCTAACTTGGCGCGGCATGCTTTTGGATATTGGGGACTTTGTCCGAATCAATGTTAATATACAGGGGTCTCAGTTTAATGATGTTCCTGCTATGATCCGAGAGATTGGATACGATCCCGTAGGAATAAAGATACCGATCAAGGTCTGGTCTTTTCAGATGATGCCTTTTCCGGGGCATAATCCAACTTTTACTGGCATCACTGGCGGCACAGCGGCAACTATCGCAGAAGAAACTTAAAGGGAGATTAGCATGGCTGTCCTTCTGACAATTAGTGAGACTCTAGATGGTTCAGCAGTAGCTGATGCTCTGGCCTCAGGCGGAACGGGGTGCGACTTGGGCAGCTGTGTTAATAACAGCTATTGTCCCGTGATCCTGAAAAGCGCGAATACCGGCAGCCAGCCACTATTTGTGTCACATAACGCGACAATCGATCCAATCACGTCTTGCGGTACGTTTATTCAGACCTATGGCGTGGGAACTGGCTTCACATACGGGGGCGCTGATAGTGCTGCCAATGACTTTACTGCCCTAAAGAACCTAGCCAATGCCTCTGGTTCATCCAAAAATAACGCAGACGGTTTGAGCGGCGGTTTTTGGATCGACATGGACTGGGATGCAAGCACTACCAATCAATTCGACCAGTCGGGCTTTCCTAGCGTCGTCAAAATCTATGGTGATGGACTCACAGACGGCATCAGCCTTGCTAGCACGTTCACTATTGCAGCATCGGCAATGGTCTACAATCTACCAGGAGAAACGGCAGCTAGCAGCCCTGTAGCAGGACAGATCGGCAAAGCTGCGGACACGGTTTTGGGCGATGCTGCTCATCTCAAAACTCGACTCTACATCCCAAACAGCTTCAGCCAAGGCGGTTACATTCAGTGGGAGCTCGTTTTCAACTATAGCTACACAGCTTGACCAATGAGCCAACCAAAGAAATACTTATTACGCTGGCGCTACGAGTGGGCGGATAGACCGACGAAATTTGGGATGTGGTCTAACCAAGGCTCGCAGGATGACTTGAGCACCAAAGCCTGGTGTCACAACCACGAAGGCCTTGTTAGTGCGATCATCGAGGCTAAGAACATAGAGACGCGAGAGGTTAAGCCAGTCGTGCGGGTTCCAGGACAGGATTTTCGAAACTTCCAATGGCTTGCTGTAGCATCAGTACCTATGTCAGTAGCGGGCGGCAAACTCCAACCGATGTCTCAGGTGGTCGGCTTAAAGATCCAGACGAGGGATGAGGAAGTATCCGTGTATGATGATGGGACACTCCATCGCGCACCTTTCGAAGCCCATAATATCAATTTTGCTACCTACGGAATCTGATTAGGAGCTACCCAAATGGCCGTGATCTCTAGACTACAGTTAGACCATCCCGCACTAGGCACGACTGGCGGAGCTGGTCTGCATGCCTCCATCGAGGCTCTCTATAAAAAGATCGGCGACTCTATCAATAGCCGCTGGTTTGAGATTGCGGACTTTGATCAGACTGAGACGGTAGACCTTCTACACAACTTCTATACCGACATCACATCTCTAAACTACGAGCTCCTGAACTTCACGGGCGGCGAGTGGGTATCCCTTACGCCGTACACTACGCCAGCTCGTAGTGCCTTTACCGTGATTGAGAAGGTCGGTTTCGAGGGCACGACTCTTCAGATTACCAACAACTCTGGCGGGAACAATCTAACCTTTGCCGTCGCGGTTAAATTCGATCCGCTGTATCTGTCGCAGGGCGACATCAAAGACATCGATATTACGACGACTGCACCAGAAGATGGGCAGGCTTTGGTTTTCAGTAACAGCAGTAAGATCTTTATCCCAGGGGCTTCGGGAGACTCTTCATTCAAACTGCAGGGAATCGCCACTAACGTTGCGTCGGTTAAAGCTGGCTCCATCTTCTTGGATGATGGCCGTGAGCTCTACCTCGCATCTGACATCAGTTTCAACCTCAAATCTGCCGTCAATACTGCGGGCGTCATCTCCCCAGCTGCTTCGACTGCCTACTATGTCTACTTAGACACTGGCGTCCTGCCATCGCAGACGAGCGTGGGCAGCGCTGACCGCAAGGTATACGCGATCTCGTCTGGTACGAGCGGGCAGTTCATTGTCTTCGCTAACACGCCAGCGCAGATTGATCTGCTTAGGTACGTGCCGCTATATGCCGTGAAAACCGATGGTTCGTCGGACTACGTGACGACCGTCTTTTCGAACCTCTCGGTTCGTCGGCATGCGAATCTGAACAAGCCGCGCAATGACATCAACTACATTGCCAACAGTGACTTTGAGCGCGGCACTACGACAGGCTGGGCTGCTTACAAAGACACAGCCGGAAGCACACCAGTCGATGGCGACAGCGGTTCTCCGACGACTATCACTCTGAGCGCGAACCCAACGTCTCCTATGCGCGGCAGCTACGACTTCTCCATTGCCAAGTCCGCTGTCAACGGCCAGGGCGAAGGCGCTCGCTACAACTTCTCAATTGATGCGCCAGACAAATCCAAGAAGCTGAAAATCGAATTCGATCTGCTCGCGACAGATGCGAACTACGTCGCTGGCGATCTCACGGTCTACGTCTATGACGTCACCAACTCGGTTCTCATCACGCCTTCGTCGGTCTCTGTGCCAGCAGCCTCGGGCACATTTCAGGTGACTTTTGATAGCACCACATCGACAAGCTACCGCTTGATACTCCATGTTGCGACTGTGAGTGCGCTTGCTTGGACGGTGAAGCTGGATAACATCGTGGTTGGGCCTGGCACGGTTGTGCAGGGTGCTGCGATTTCGCCTGCGACAGCCTACACTCAGCTTATTACCGCTGTGACAACCAACCCGACTGTGGGGACCATTGTAAGAAATCTCTCCACATGGAAACGCATTGGCGATTCCATGGAAATCAAATGGGACTTTGAGCAGGGAGCAGGCAGCGGCGGCTCTGGTATTTACTTATTTACGATTCCGTTAGGTCTCACGGTAGACACAACCAAAGCCACACTCACTGGCGGATCGGCTGCAGATTCAGAAATTGGCAGTGGTACATTCAATACTGGCGCTGACGGTTTAGTGCAGTCGACGGTGCCATGTATCGTCGTGGCTTATGACGCAACACACTTTGCGATTGTCCAGAGCGCAATCACCGGCGACGCCGTTGCAAGGGCAAGGACCTTCTTCGGCAGCGCAAGCACCTACACTGGCTTCGGCAACGCACTATCATTCAGCATCCGGGCCTTAATTCCTGTCGCCGAATGGGCAGGCAGCGGCACCGTCAACCTCGGCGCTAACGATGTTGAGTATGCTTGGAGCACTACTGCAGACACATCAGCTAACTTTGATGATACAACTTCAGTCACTGGTTACGGGCCGCAGGGTGTCGGCTTCATTAGTTTCAACTCTACAACTAGTGCTGCCCGCTCCAGAGTGCGGGTTGTATTTCAGACGCCAATTCAAGCTACTGACGTAATTCAATTGCAGCTTTCTCCAGATGGTGGGACCACATGGCAACATCAACTAGAAGGCATCTCAGGATTTATGACCCAGAATGCCTACCTGTATGGTGCATAT